AGTTGATGAGGTAACAAAAAGAATACCATATTCACCTGCTGGTGAATTTGTCTTGAACGAGTTAGACCCACTCTGGTCTTCGATCTTAATAACACGGGTAGTTCTAGCTACTTGGTCATATGCACCGGTCGGATCAACACTAAATTCCATACGGAATGTGCCTTTTTGTATTTCATCCTTAACAAGAAGTCTAGAAAAGTTGAAGAATAAAGCATCATGAAACTTCTCTCCGGAAGTTAAATCACCATCCTTATCAAATTCTCTAATGCTTCCAGTGGCATCATGTCCGACTAGGACTTGGGCCATCTGATTGTATAATTGTAGCTTTTGCTTACCTTGAACATTGGTTGATGCCGAGAGAGATGAATTAGCACTTAGTCCAACCGTAATGTCAAAAATATGATTTGCAGAAGAACTTAAAAAGGGATAATCAAAAACGCTTTGAAACATGCCGTGGCTAAAATTCTTTACGTTAGTTGATGCGTTAGCAACCAAGTAAGTGCCTGAAACTATTGTCCCAGTAATCGGAATTGCCTCATGGAGCTTTGTTCTTGATGCTTGTATATCAGAAGCTTGTAGTGTTTTAAAAGAAGTTGCCATTATTTTTATTTAACCCTTATTATGTTTTCTTAACGAATCTTACGGGAATATCAACTCTATATCCAGTCGTAAACCCGGTGATCCTAATTGTTGAGTCGATGAACCTGAAAACGTTCCCACTACTAACGTAGTCCGCTGCGGTGTTGCCACCTAACTTGTCGAACAGAACATTACTGGTTTGAAGGTTTTCTGCCGCCAAAAGACGGAAAGCAAATCTTGTGCCGTAACGCCCGCCGTTTGTGTCGCCGATCACCGAGAAGGTATCAGCCGGTGAGTTCTCATTTGTTGATCTGTTAAATTCAGCTACCCCAGGTGCGTTGCCATCAGGGGCCGCAAAATACTGTGCGTTGGAATTTAACGAAAAGTAATAACTTGCTATGTTATCGTCATCTATGAAAGACGGTCGAGCGACTGTATTACCATCAAGTGATAATATTTGTCCTAGTCTGTTATCCATCTCTACAAGGTATTGTGTTTCCCTGAGCGCATCAGCATTGTCTAATTTCTGAACCGATAGATCTGTGTTATCAATTCCTTGGTCAAGACAAATAAATTGTCCGGCTGTTGCAAAACTGCGATTACCACGAATGACGCCAATAAATGTTCTGAACGGTGACGTAGCAGTTGAGCCAGCAAAAGTGTCTGGGTCTGATGTTGTATAATCAGTAGTCACCAAATATCCACCCACAGGTATGTCGGTGAGTGCTGCTGTATTTTTGTCAACGGTTTGCGATACTGTATCATTGTTTTTAATAACAGGCAAGTAAAGCAAGTCATCTCGAACATATGAAACAAGTTTATGGTTCATTATTGAAGTGTTGTTTGTGAAGGCCTCCAGTACAGGTGTTTGGAGAATGTTAATGTCATAATATGCAGAGCCACTTGGGTGTATGCCTTCAGCAGCGTTGCTATTTCTATAAAGAGTATAATCTATCTCGTCATCACCAACAGCAAATTTTGCGATGCGGAAACTTCCGTCACCTGCTGCCAGTCTTTTTCTACCTGTATCAGTTAAAACCGCATCTAAAATGATATCACCACTGTTATCTAAAAATGCCATTTTGGCTCCCTCATATGAATAACTATTACTATTGAACGTCGAAGTTCTTAATAAGTAGTATTGTTTTTACCTTTTTGTTCCTTTTACCTTTTTTCGGTGCTTGTGAAGTTAACAACAATATTAACTTTACGTCCTGTATCACGAGATGTTAACCTAACAATGAATTTATTCCCCGTGATACCATTAACACCTGTTTGCTGAACAAGGCTCTTCTCCGAAGAAAAAAGTCCAGTCCTTGAATCTACAAAACCGCTATTCTGACTGACTTCAGCAAAAGGAAGCGTCTGGATATCAGCACCCTTTATTTCTATAAACCTATTCATCTTTTTTGTTGGTGTTTTTGCTGTGGATATAGTCGGGGTAAACTCTTTTATTATTGGAGAGTAAAATCCATTAACCAGCCTAAGTTCCACTTCATATATCGGTGTAGGGTTAGAAAAATATTGTCCAGAAGCAGACCTAAAAGTGTAGTAATACTTTCTATTAGGCTCAATGTCATCTATAAAATCATACGCTAAAGCATAATTTTCTGAGCTAGCTTCAGCTAAAGGATTCAACCGTTTTATCAATTTACCCGAAAAGGACTTATATAGGTCTTCATGTGTCGCTACGTTTGTGTTTATTTCGTCCGTTCTGTAAATATACATTTCAGTTGGTAGCCTACTTTCTTTATAGCTTATAGTAAGCGCCCTTTGATTTGTATCCTGTACCCTCTGGTTTGCTGACACTTCATCAAGAAATTCTTTTTCTTCCTGGTCAAAGTGAATATATGGCAGTGCATTCTGTCCAATATATTCACCAACGGATGGCGAAATATTTATTAGTATCTTGTTGCTAGTATTTTGATATGAGAATATGCTAGCCTCTGGCGTCAATGGCGGATAGGGAATAATCTTAACAATCGGATAAGATACGCCGCCGACAACTAAATCCGGCCTAGTTGCCACCGCTGGGACAGCAAAGCCGCCTAAACGACCTCCGGTACCAAGGCGTCGTCTCCAGTTACCTATCATAAGAGGATACTCAACTATTTTAACGTTAGGTTGAGTGTCTACATTGAAAGAATAAAACCCCAAAGTTCCGCCTGAATTTCCCCTCCTAGTTATCAACTCATCATTAAAACTAGGGAACGCAGCAAACCTTGTTCGAAAAAGAAATTTTGAACCATACACGACATCATAAGCATATAATTCATACTGATAGAATTTGTTTGATTTTACTTGTGTATCAACAAAATTTAGCAAGTCAATTTCATTGGTGTTTGCAAAGTAATAATTTTGCAAAACCCTTCGCCTACCTGAGTTATGATCAGGACCACGGGAACTATATTTTACTAGCTTGTACATTATGGTTTCGGATTCAGATAAAGTTTTTCTTCCCTCTAATAGCTCTTTGTACTTTACTGCTCTTTGACGGGATTGAGTTCTTACCAAACTATTAACTTGGCTAGCCCAGGCACCAATCGCTGCCTGCCCACCATTGCGCTCTCGCCAGGGTCCATTTAAACTGAGTTCTGATAATTCGCCTGAATTTAGGGCCGCTCTAGTTTCTCTAAACCAATCACTAAATTCATATACTTTAGCAGGTTGTCTTGTTTCAACAATAGCTATTTCTCTTTCTCTTGAATCAAACTGATCCGGACCTAACTGACTAACACCCTGAGGGGCAATAGCGCCATATGTTGTAAACGAGAAGGGTTCTGTCTCATTAACAGTCGCATTAATTATTGAGTTAACCATTGAGGTAGCGCCGAGCGTTTCATTAAGAAGTCCATTTAAACTACCCTGCTCAACCATGGGAATTGAAATTTCAGCATACAGTGGAAATTGTTCCTTGTATGCGTTAAACTCTTCAAATAAGTTCATAGAAGTTGCATCAGTAGTTTGATTATAATACCTTCTTGCAATGGAGGAAGTCAGATCTATAACCACATTTGAATTTCTTGTTGCACGTCCATATTGTATGAGATAATCAGATATACCTCTGTCTTCTCCCCCTGCTTGTTGTGCCCGAAGTCTAGGCAATGTGCCGGTTATAAATTCATTTAATCTAACTAACCCGTCATACCCTCTTCTAACTTCATCGCCCTGAGGTGAGGAGTCCCAGCCTCGACCAGATAGTCCACTTATAGGATCAGAGCCAGCGGCTAACTGATAAACATAAAGGTTTGGCAATGCCGATTCTGGTATGGCCCTGTTGTTTATTGAGTCTTCGTATCCTGGCAAGGGGTAGTTGTAAACACCTTCTATTTTTGCGGGTCGAGCCACGTTAGCTTCTCTGCTTAATTGAGTCCTAGTAGAAGGCACTTCATTCAACACAGTGGTAAAAGGATCTCGAACAAAACTAGTCCTGGTTTCAAAATCATAAAATTCAAAAACAACCGGCTCTGCTTGACGAGCCAAAATAATTCTTTCTTGTCTTGTCAAAGCAGCGTTAGCTGCCTCTAAAGCTTTATCAAGACTATACTCGGATCTTATCCTTAACAAAACAGCATGAATAGAATTGTTGTAGCCATTATAAGGCGACGATCTAAGATTACTTGGAATATGCCTATTACTATAATATGCGTTTGAAAAATTTTCAGGTATGAACATTCTATGATCTTCTGAAAATTCATCAAAGTCATCGTAATCTAAAACACGAAGAATTCTTCTCATTCTCGGACTAGGTTGCCATAATCTTTGGGTGCCACGATTATCTCTAACTACGTTTGGTGGCCCGCCAATAGTCTTTGTAAGATTACTGGGCTGATACCCTGGTTTTCTTGGGAAAAAATCTGCCACTTGATCAAAGGTTTCAAATATCTCTGGGAAACCCTGACTTGCTAAGTTGTTTATTTCATTATAAAAATTAAATTTTTGTTCGCCCGCAGTGGGACTTGGGTACCCAGCAGGAAAAACATAACCCCTATACTTATCTTCAGAGAATGGCAGGTTAGGATTTTTTTCTCTTGTCCTACCAGCACGAGCAGCGATAATATCGCTTTTATCCTCCTCTGATATGCCCCTGACAATTGTTCTAGACCCTTCCCGAGTATAGCCGCCAATATTAAAGTTAACGTTAACTGATGTTGGTTTTTCAGGAGACAGCGCTAAGTTACTATATGCGTTGTCTGATTCTAAGGGAGTAAACGTAACTTTAGTAGCAAGATGACGGTCGCCACCCATCGCATAATATCTGTTTATAGGATCTAGCGTAGTTAGATTTCTCTGCCCGATAACCTGTCTTGAGGTAAAGTCTGGACTCCGCTCTCCGGACAATACATTGATAGAATTTGCTTTTTGGGTTGTCGATCCCTCTGGGCGCACAAACTCATAGAATTCCTGTCCGCTGCCAACTACGTTTAAACCAGATTCATCAGTAAGTCTGTCTAAAAATTGTTCTCTTCTATCTGCTAAATCCTCACTATTAACTTGAGGTGATTGAGATTCGTTTCTATCTCCGGCGGCCATTTTATTGTCCTCTTAGAATAAAGTATCTGTTGTAAATAGGAAGATCAAACATTTCCTTAAAGTCTACATCTATACCTTTATTTAGGTTTGACACTGAACCTGACATAGTTTCTGGTGAAAATACCATATCATTTTTTGATATATTTCTTACACGACACAATAACGTTTGTTGGTTAGTGGAGTTGTATTCGTCTGGTGTGAATTTTCTCCAAACTGGCAGTAATGGTTTTCTTGAAAACGTTGGATCAGACTCGCCAACTCTTACACCAAAGGGTGTATTTCCAAGATCGTTGAAGCCAGACAAATACTCAATCACACCTATCTGCTTATAGTTCATCCAGAATGCTAAAAATTTAGCGTAAGTTTTCATTGGATCTCGTGTGGAGAGGTAAGGAGGGAAATCCTCGTTTTCGTTTATGTAAGATATAGAATCCGAAAAATCAGCTACGTCCGTATCTTCAAGTTGTGGCCTGACGGCATCAAAGCCTGCTCCGCCTAAAGACTTCGCTTTCTGAGAGGCAGCTATCACAAACATAGACTTAAACTGGTTTGGTATGGCTGCATATTTATTCTCTATAGCACTCTGAACACTGACGTCATCCAACCCCAACTTATTGACATTAGTAATCATAGAATTAAAAGTTTCTTTAAGATAACTGGTGGCATCTATTTTTGAGTCTAGTTCTAGTTCACCAAGAATAGCAAAAGTTAATTTTGTAGGTGGTAGCCCAGCCGGGACAAAAGGTATTTCATCTTTATCAATCGAGGATGGATCAATAACTGCTCCATAAGTACCAGTGGCGTAGGGCGTCAGTTCTCTTTCTGTTGATTTGAGAAAGTCATTAGTTTCCAAGTCAGTGTCTTCGTTACCTCCCAAAAATGTCCCAATAAGTCTAGGGGAATCTACCTCAGTTTTTTCATTACCCTGTTTTCCAATTTTGATAACCTTGCTGATGCTTTCACCAACACTAGGAATACTAAATTGTTGTTCTGTTCCCTCACTTACTAAACACCCATGGGCGTATAATGACTTGTTAGCACTATTAAATAAATCTCTTGGCGTTACATCAAAATCCTGGGCCGAGAAAAAAGGTAACTTATAGTCTTGGGAATAGATTCTATTACTAACTAAGTCAGAAAATAAATCTGCATACTTGTTTATATCATAAGATAAAATGTTTTCGTCCTGTGAGCGTGCCGCAGTTTGAACTATGGTTTGTTTACCAAAGTTTTTAATTGCCTTAGGAGTAAAATATTGATAACTTGATTGTTCATAGGATGTTCCATCTGGGCTAGCAAAAGAATTTGGAGATCCTACTTGGTTATAAGATCCGAAATATTTATTAAACTCTTCGCTTCTTCTGTCATTAAAAAAGTCTCTGGAAAAAGTGGGTAGACCGCCAGGATTACTAATATTACCAGCAACCTTCTCAGACAAATACAAATAACCTGTACCATACCTTTTTCCAAACTCAAACAAGTCACTAAAATAATGCTTGTGTGTAAGGATGTTTATTTTTGTTGGGGTTGTGTTAGCTGCTAGTTTTTGAACAGCCGTGGTTGACTCAAGATTAGGATCTTTTGGCATTTTAGCTTCAAGTATTTGCTCCAACCCTCTTTTGAAGTTTTCAGCAATATCCGAAAATTCCTTAATACCATAGGGGTCTTTCTTTCTAACCATCGATAACAACATATTGGTTATACCGTCCACGCTAAGAGGATTAGTCGGAGACATTTTTGTAAAAAGAGTAACAAAACTATTGATATCTTTTGTTAGTGATTCTAATAAAGTTTGACCATTAAAAGCTATTGAGTCAAGTGGCACAATTCTCTCATTTCTGCCGCTATCATATAGCCCAACACCATCAGCAACAATATCTATTTTTCTTTCAAGTTCAGCCGGTGGAGAATTTGATATTAGATCATACGCACCCATAGCTCTTGAGGATATCTGAGATAAAACTTGTGTGAACTTTCTTAAGTATGATAACGAGGGGTCATAAACACTAACCGAAGCAGCGTATTGAAATGTTCCAGCAGTCAGACTTTTGAACTCATCCTCATAGGTATCATAACCCTCATAAAAGCTCATCCTCTTTGATATCGCAGGATTCAAAAAAGACCCTAAGTTAGGTATTAGAACTGGCTCAGGTATAATTTCTTCTGGGTGGTAATATGATTCATCAAACTTCTTTTGGCGTCCAAAAGTTAATCTGTTAACACCCACCGTTGGTTCAACTCTAATTTGTCTCTTTGATAAGGTGATATCTAAACACTTAACTGTATCGCTATCTTCTATCTCTAAATCCCCGCCACCAATCAACAAATCTGTGGCCGTGGACGGATTTGTATACAAAAAAGGTAGCTCGCTGTTTTTAACTAGAAAAGCTAATTTATCAAAAACAAACCCAAATCTAGCGCTGTCATCTTCACATCTAGTTACCCAAAAGTCTGAGAAAAAGTTTTCGGAACCAATCTCCTCATAGATTTTGTTGTTTAAGTCAATATCTTTAAGAAGCTCGGTTGTTGTTAGATTCATTTGCTTTTTGAAGTCAACCAAGCTCAATCTACCATAACCTCGCTGATCTGATAATTTAGCTGCCAGGGGAGGTGTTGAGATTTCAGATTCAATCTCGTCCCTGGTTACTGAGGTTGTTCTTTCTTGTTGAATAAAATTATGTTCAACGCCTCTGAAGACAGCCCTTTTAACAAAGCCCATTCCAGTTTCTAAAAGCCGATCCTCTTCCCCAATCGTGTAGTCCCTAGAAATGTTTTTATCTTCTAAGAATGCTTGGTTATCCATATATGTAAATGCATAGAATCTTATGTTAGACAGGTTAGTATTAGTATAAACCTCATTTTTACCCATCTTAAAAATAAAAGGCTTGAGCACGATATTATCTAAAACATAATTTTGGAAATTGTCTGCTCCCTCGGCGCTATTATTTTTTCGAACTGGTTTGGTTTTTTTATCTCTAATAACTTTACCGTTCTTATCTTTTAGCAGCGCATCATCGACAGGGATGTCACAAAGAATAATACCATCGTTGACAGTGGTAGCGTCATAATATATCTTATCTTCCAAATTTGTCTTAAGTGTGTTAAGAATAAAGTCAGATCCAAATGGCCCAGACGGGGAAACTAACGCATAATTTCTTGTACTCAAGCTGTTAACTAAGCTAACATAAAATTGATCGGCATTTTCTTCGCCAGAAATTGACATTAGCCCAGCTTGGTATTCATTCATTCTTTGTGTGATAAAGTCTAAATCAATACCTTGATTACCAAAACAGGCGATCATTCTTATGCGTAGATTCTTTATGTAGCTAGGAGTATCGTAAAACCTTCTAAACTCATCATCATCAACCAAGGTCTGTAGTATGGCCTCAGAAATTTTAGAACTTACGGTTACCGTTACAGTTTCTTCGCCAACACCTTCACCGACAGTTTTTATATCATTTGCTATCACAACCTCTTCTACCAAGACACTAGGGTAGTTTGAATTTAGGTATGTTAAGGTTGTTTTGTTTTGAAGTCCTGGCACAAGGTCAGGAAAGAAAGTATTTTGATTTGTTGCTATATTAGTAGCCATTTATACTTCCTCACAAGGATCAACAGGATCAGTCGGACCACCTTGATACAACGTTTCACCGACTTCTAACACATCTTCTATACCATCATCTACCCTAATAGATAAGAAGTATTCAACATAAGTAGGATCTAACAAAGGAACATTTTCGCCAATTAGTTGATCATCACCTGCCAATGCACGAACATATTCATCCGGATCTTGTTGTAAACTAAGCCCCCTAGCCCCAGCAAAGTTTTCGTTAATAAAGCCAAGTCTCTGAAGTTCCATTTCTTGTCCCTCTCTTATTGGGGCACGAAAAACTTCTATATCAAAGTTGCCATTAGTTTTATACACTGTATTAAATTCTTGAACATCCAGGAGCAAACGTCCTTCTTTGGTTATTTCGAAAATATCCTCTGTTACTTCTCTTCCCCCATCCTGCACAACAATGTCATTTGCATCAACATTTATTGTTATGGTATCCACCTCATATTCTAAAGGAAGGCTAGCTGAAAAGTAAGGAATAATAACTTCAGAGCCCGATGCGCCGCTTCTGTACGGAAACTCCTCCGTTCCCGAAACAAACATTGGCTCGCTGCCATTCATTGCTTTTATTTCCCAAGCCGGAGCAAATTGCTTAAACGGACTACTTGTCCCGATCGGCCTAAGAAATTTTGCCGTCGCTGGGGAAACTTGGTCTGGGTTTAACGCTCCAGCGTTTGTGCTTTCTGTGCTAACTTCACCAGTTGCAGTAAAAAATTTGTGATTCTTTTCCCAACCACCATCGCTTATAATAGAGACTCTCGGTGTTGTCTTGATTCTTTCAACAATGTCGTTTTGATTTTCTTCCGAGACTTTTGGATTAGCTTTTTGTATGCTACCACTTGGTGTAAACTCTGTATCATATAAGATATCATCATCATGAAAAGAATAAAACTTTGGAGTAAACTTACCCATAGAAAAAGATCTCTTACCGTACTTGGTAAGCTCTACCTCTATAACTTGCTCTTTTCTATTAAGAAATTTAGACATACAATAAATACATTCCGTTACAAATTAGTTCACCATTTAATATCCACCGCCGCCGGATCCCCCGCCGCCGAAGCTGCCACCTCGATTAACAGGGGGGACAGGTGCTGAACTTGGTGCTTCCTGAGCTTGACGAGGTTCCCTGGATTTTGCTAATTCTTCTGTTCTACGACGCTCCATTTGTGCAGGTGTCATATTTCTAAACTCCTCAGGGAGATCTCCCTGTTGTGCTTTGGCTACGTCAAATTGTTCAGGAGATGGCGGTGCCTCGCCAGCAAATGGGTCAATTTGATCCTGTCCAATTGGAGGTGGTGCCATACCTTCAGGCGGTAGATCATCCGGAAGCAATGGTATACTTTCTGCGCCTGGTGCTGTTGGGCGGGTATCTAAGTCTGGTATTATTTCGCCTGCGCCGGCTGGTGGTGCGGGCCTCGGCAGAACTAATCTTCTTTGTTCTAGTTGTTTATTTTCTAAAACTTTTTTATTTCGCTGTCCACGACTTCTAGCATTTGTTTCTTGCTCTTCGGATATGTCTTCAATTTCCCGATCAAGTTCTGGTCGGAATCCGACATTGACAGACAGTTTTCCTAGTTCAACTAAAGAACAATAATCATAAGGCCAGTTATAGGTATTGCCAGCGATACCAAGATCATCACTGACAAAGAGTCCCTTAGTGTATTCAGCTTTTCTTCTTTGTAAGAAATCTTTTTGCTCTTGTGGTAAATTATCAGCTATGACACCAAACACGCTATCATAAGAGAAAGATCCAGGTCCGCCATTTAATTCTTCTGAAACAAACCTAAAGAATGTGTCAACACCACGCTCCTTGACTTTAAATATCATCCATTTTATTTCTGGTATAAAGCCATCTCTAGAACCCAAAGGAGCAACGTCTATAAGATCAACTCTAGGATGTCCATTTCTTGGTATGCCTAATTCTAATTCTTTTAGTAAAAGCTCTGGGAACACAGTCTTGTTGCCTACTCCTGAAGATCTTTCACCTGGCATATAGTGATCTATGGCCGATACGCTTGTCTTCATTGTAGCGGCGATATCTGGCATAATTCCCTGCCATATATCCGCCAAATCTTGTCTGGATAAGGCGACTGTGTGCTCTAAAAGATAGACAATAGGTATATTAACGTCTTCTTCTGTTGGCAGTATAGAATCATAATCATCTCCACCAAAGGGATTTATAAACTTAGAAACTTTTGGAAAGTTTGGCGGCAACAAGGACGTTAGTTGTTTCTTAAGAGAAGGCGGTAAAGAATATTTTGTAAAATTCTTTCTAAACTCCTTGACTTTTGGACCCAAGGCATCCATATTGCCTTTCAATGTCATAACTTTCATTTCTTGAGTTGTAGGCTCTAAATAGTATGGTATGGCTAGCACAGCTTCAGAAATTGTTTTTTCTCCGCTTTCAGCTAATTGTCCTAGTCTTCTTGCTTTTTCTGGTTGGAAGGTTCCCGGAGCTTGTATGTCTCCTTCAGAGAATCCTACCAACCTAGCTAATGAATCGACCTCTCGCCCAGAGTCAATAACAAATTTAGGAACCTTTCTAACTACTTCGACTTTTGCAGTACCAGACAAAACAATACCAGTAGCCTCGTTAACTCGTTGAGCACCGGACCCGGTTGGGTTACCTAAAAGTCTTAACTCAGTTGAATCAACGGAAACATCTGATATAAACATAAACACACCTTCGACAGATGATGATGGCATAACCCCATACTGGTGCCACATTCCTGTTACCTTCGGATCATGTTCTCCAACATTCACAGATGCGCTAAAGTTATATCCGCCATCCGTTGTTGGAAAATCTAATATTGGGCACTCCCACTTGGGCATAATCACCCATTTGTTTTGATCTCTTGGAGACACATCGGCTGCATCTGTAGGATAAACATTATCAATAACCACTGAAGAATCTAAATCCTGTCTATTTTGCCAAGCACGATTAAACCCATAGGCCGGAACACCGTCAAGACTTAATATTTGATCGTTGGCTCCAATAAAAGAGCCCGAGTCAAAATCATAGTAGTAGCCATTTTCATTATTGTATTCAACAAACAATTCCTCGCCACTCAATATATCGCTAAGAGTTACTTCGCCAGACTTGCGTGGAACATAGGTTATTCTTACAACGCTTGGTCCGTAAAAATATGTTGGAGCGTATGGAGCAAATTCTGCTCGATGGTAAGGCCATTCTCTACCTTGAGGAACACCACCACTTTGTTGTGTAGTGGCAACTGTAAATAATGGTGCTAATTGCCCGCCCGCAAATGGACCCGCAACAGTTACGCCGGCTCCAGCCTGGTCTGGATCAACAGCAGATCCAACTATTTCATTGCCATTAAATTTAGCCGTTAAGAGTCTTTGTTTTACGCTTACAACTCCGGTTGAACCATTAACAGACGTTGTTGTTTTGAAATCTCCATTAGTATCGGCTAAAACTAGACAGTTTGCAATTGCATTTCCAACAGCAACCTGATCAGCGGCACCTTGACACCCTATGGTGTATTCCGCTGCGCTAACTTTTGCAGGGGACCCTGGTGCTACAGTCTTAGAAAATTCAAAATTAACTGTAACAGTTGTGCCATCGTTACTTGATCCTGTCATTCCAATAAATTTGCCGTCCAAAATATTCTCGTCAAACGTATTAATCTCTAGGCTAGCTGTTGCTTGTGCTCCATATTCAACAGTTGCAGGAGTAGTGGCACCTGGGCCAGCAGCGAGCATTTCATTCCAGTCAAATGATCCAGTCGCAGTCGCAGGACCAAACGCTGCTGGGTTACTATACATCATATGTCTATCGGTCTGTTTCATACCAATTTCCATAATGTATGCTTTATCCTTAGATACCGTTACAGTTCTAGCCTCATTTTGCTGAGTTGCTGCGGCACCTGCGGGATTATCTGCTGGTGCTTTAGCAGGTATTTCGGCGACAAACTTGGACATAAACCCACCATCTTTTTTCTTTTTAAGGAAAAATCTTGGAACGTTTGCCATAAAGTTTGACATTCCTAGGCGGTACAAATCGTCATCAAATTTAACAAATGATACTGATGATTCCAGCCCGCTGTCGCCCTCGGTAACACTTGTGACTAAAGCACCGGTCGTTGGTACTGAGGCTGTAATTTCCTGATATAAAACGGGATTTGAATCGGCTAACACAATTCCTCGTTTATCAGATGAAATGTGCTCCATTGGTTTGAAAATCCCCTCGAATGGAACAACATCAGAATAAAACATGCGGTGTGGTGCGCCACGGTTACCGTCTTTGAGTTGGTCACCTTCAACCGCTACGTCTAACTTGAAGAAATCAAAGTTATCAGCCGCACCCTCTTTTCTTCTTCTGCGCCCACCTGGCAAAGTAATAGCAGTTTCAGAAGCCCCTGACATCTGCAAGTCGCCGGTTGCTAAAGAGAAAAAGACCGAGGAACTAAGCTGCCCCGCAAGAGGATCTTGTATTGAGGCAGAGGTAAACGCACTCATACCCTTTCGAAGTATAGGATAATGAACAGCCACCCCGGCCTTAATAGAGTTGTATACAATCCCTGGTGCAAAAAATGGACGGGATATTGTTCTGAAAGAACGTGGGTTCTTATCGTCATTTTCACCTGGAGTTGTGGATGTTATATCTTTAAAGTTAGGTGCCCCTGGTGTGTAGCCTTCTCCAGAATATTCAATCGCAGGTCCATATGATTGCGAAAATAATCTAGCCAATTCTAAAGTTCTTAAAACAGGATAAAAACCCTCATAAGGCAAAAGCTTTAACAACGCTTCTGATTTAATCTCAAGATGTCTTGGGTTTTTATTGAATTCAAGATCCTTAGAGCCTGGTTTCATAAATGACTTTAGGTACTCAACAGCATCACTAGTTGCATACCTAGGCAGAAAATCTCTGTCGGCACTAGTAAAGGTAGAGTTTGAACCTGTATCATTGGTGGTCCCGGTCACACTTAAAGCACCTGAAACAATAGTTCCAAAACTACCAAGTTCTTTATATGTGGGCATAAGTTCACTGATGCGATACTCAGGGATAATTGTAAAATCTTTGCCAAGGTTTCTTAATTCTTGTTGCCAATCTTCGTAGCTATTATACCACGGAAATCTAGCTGGTGCAAGAGTATTTTTCTTTGGCCCATCAACAAATTTTCTTCTTCGAGCAGCGGTCCAAGCAGGTCTTGTAACTGCCCCCGCAACAGCCATTGGCTCAGCAATAAACTTCGATAAACCATTGGCTAAGTCAGTTGTGTATATTTTTTCCGTTGGTACACTATAAACATATTGAGGGGAGTTAATGCTCGAAGTATTAAATCTAATACCGCCAAGTTCTGAACTACTATTAGCAGCATTACCACTCATCACAATACCATAGTGTGGCATCATAAGTTCGCCCGCTGGCATAGTAGAAGCCATAACGAATAATAGGTTATTGCCAGGACTTGTTCCACTATAAGAAGATGTTGCTAGGGTACCTGAAAACTCTGAGTAATAGAAAGAATCCAAAGGCCACATAGATCCAGTCCCAGGGTTTCTGCGATTTTCACCGTCAACATAGGGTGTTGTTTTTACTGGAGGTATGTAACCTTGGTTACCAGAAGTGTTACCTTGGAATATCGGTATTGGGAACTGTTCATCCATTTTTACAAAATAATCAAAGGATGAAGAGAAGTTAGTAACTCTTCTTTCCCAAGAGTTGTTAAATCGTTCTATATTCTCATCGTGCAATAATCCCGAAAGCTCAGTGATGTTCCTAGCAATTAGCTCTGTCTTTGAGCCTGTTGGAATATCTGATCTCCAGAAACTATTTCTATAGAAGTTTCTTGCTCTTGTTGCCGACAGATAAGTATAAATTTCTTTTGGATATATTGTCTCTTTATAACTCATTAATTTGATAAGTTCTACGCCATCTACAGATGGGTCAACATTATCAACGAACGTGTCCCTAATAACTTCATATGGTCTTTTAAATGCACCAAGCTTAAAGTCTTGCTTGTTACCTAAATCTATATTAAGGCCTCTGTTTGCAAAACCCTGTAATTCATTTCCGTAGGAATATTTAACAGTCACATCAACAGATTTATCTTCTGTCGATGCAGCAGTGCCACGCCTTGTTTTTATCTGGTGTAACACTGGCTTATATCTTGATGTAAGAGGCGGCTCTTTATATTTCTTAGAGATGTGATGTCTTACAATATTACCGCCGCCGCCAGGGAAAGATACTAAAGCATTATCGTTATCTGTTACTAGCGACTTAGCAAAGTCTGTAAACACTTTCATCTTTTCAGAGGTCATTAATTTTTTACCACTTTGCTGCTCAACAGACTCTGCTTTCTTTGTAACATTAGCAGCGTCAATAAGATAAAAGTTTTGTCTGGCATTAAACATACCCTTAGTGGTAAATTGTCCATACCTTGTTTGTGTCCAAGGTGCCCACAATCCTGCACCATTACGCTCCCAAATGTATGTTATTCCACCAGCAGAGTTACTAAATACACCACTAGCTTGGGAGGCAAAAGATCCAGGATACAAGCGATATTTTTCATCGTGAGCTATAGAGGATGTATATAAAGTAATGTCCTCTGGGAATCTAGAGGATGACAAAATAAAGTTGTGATAATTATCACCAACGTTCTGCCCAGGATGATCACCAGGTGTACCTTGTGAATGAGACAAGGCCAGGAACCAAGCATAGCGATCGCCAGCAGGTATTGGTCTTGTAACAAAAGCATTATCTCTAACAGATCCGGTTGTCATAATCGGTACTAAGGGTGATTGCAAATTACCTGATACAAGTTCAACTCTCAGCGTGGTGTTTCTTTGTGTCTTGTGAATAGCCACTAACGAAGCTGTGTGTATGGAAAGATCATCGCCATAAACAGCAGGTAAACCGCCAGACGGTATGACAATACCCTCATTAAATACACCCAGGTCTATAGAATCATATCTGTCTAGTAATGTCACTAACGATGAGGTTTGGAACCCGCCAAAGCCTGTGTGTCTCTTTAGTAAGGTGTTATACCGTTGTCTAACTTTTATGTTTCTAAATGGCAGCGCATTATTTGGAGAAAATTGATCAGATGCTCTGTCTCTAAATAACTGTTTAGAATCTTCTTTACTGCCAGGGGCAGAGAATCTATCAGCTATAATTGTATTGTTTGTTCTAACTCCCGACCTTTGTCTTGGGGCCGTAAACTCAGCCGAGCCAGATAGCCCCTGGGTTCTTCTTGGAACAGAGGTTAAAAACGCAGTTGGCATTGTACCGGTGGGAAGCGAACTTGTATGATAAGCATCCGGGTTGAATACAAAATCAACATTAGTAGCGGCTCGATTGTTCGTATTCAACACCTCATAAAATTTAGTAAAGTTACCTAGAACTCTAACACCACCTACTGGCGATATGGTTCCAGTTGTCGATTGAATGTTGGCAAGGTTAACTGGACTAGAAGCACCAGTGCCACGCTTGTATTGACCTTTGGGCGTCAATGCTGTTGGTTTATCAAATTCACCGGCACCATCAGCAATTTCTAGTTTATATGATTCTTTACGAACATTATCTGACTGGTTTAACTGTGCTCCCACAGGAGCGGAACGAGCCTGTTGTCCACCAACATGTGCCAAAGTAAATGGTGATTGAAGTGCTGTGGGCCTAACATGCAGATTAGAAAAATCAACATTTGTCAGACCTGCATCCTGTAGTTGCTTTTGATAACCTGCGTGTACTGTTGAACTAACAGGAGTAAATGGCAAAACCACCTGCCCCTTAACATCTCTCTCGTCAACAGACGCACTTAGTTCTCTTTGCCTTTTTACGTTCGGAACAATAACGTCCTTAACATCCTGATCTAACGTAAGTCCACCAAATTTTACTTTTGCGTTTGCTACTTCAGTTTTTGATTCTTTAACATTGCCGATACCTTGGTTTGTCGGGAGATTCTCTTGAGGTAAGAAAGCCCCTATCGAAACTAATCGATTCGGTGCATAATAAGATTGTGCTTGTTTAAATATTGCTCTTCTGGACGCTTGAACCCCGGCGTCGGATTGACGAATAGTAACAGTGTCTCTTTCAGCACGAGTCATCCACCACCAGCGGTTTTGGTTTTCTGGAGGGGGTGATTCTGGTAATGGTGCTCTTTTCTTTTTGTATGGTATTGGATCAATAAACCCAGAACCTTGCGGCGAGGACACAACCAATCCTTTTGGTACCGCAACGTTGGCGGGAGGATTAGTTGGTCGTCCAGAGTTAATTTGCGCTTGTTCTGGTCTCTCTGGTGCATCTGCATCGTGAATTTGTAATCCGGCCGGCTCAGGAGTTGAAATAACATTTGCTTCATCGCCACCAGCGACTGATTGACGAGTTGATTTTTTACGATTACCCATAAATGTGTAATTAAATTTAGCTCGTTCCAACAGGTGACTTTCAACTATGTTTCTAACCCCAGGCGCAACTTTTGCCGAGGCAGGGAAAAGTTGTTCTAGCATCTGCCCAAGCGCAGCATCTAACCACTTGTAGTAATCAATATATTTCTGTAGATCTGGAATGTTGCCAACTTTTGAAAAGAATATCTGTCTAAGTTTCTCCATAGACTTATAGTTTGGCCTGTACCTGTTTACTGGGTCACCTATTAGGTTGTTTAACTCTTCTACCGAGGCAAACAAGTGAAGCATTCTTTCTGAAACGCTCCTGTACATACTCTTCTCTACAGCATAGAAAAGTCTCTCTGGTCTTATCATTGGTGCATATGCTTGATCGTCCAGGTTTTTTACTTGCACCATATCGCTACTAATAGCATATTCTGGCAGTTCAAGCCTATCAGTATAAAGAAGTTCTTTTCTAATTGGCTTCCCAGAGGCTGGGAAGAAATCACCCCTACCTGTATGTTGTCTAGAGTTTATATGTTGTGGTGATTCATGAAATAAATCACCAGCGCTGCCAGAGTTCAAAGACCCTGATGAAAAATCGTTTACATTAAATCGACCCGAAGCGTCACTTCCTGTTACATCTGCAAAATCCCAATGCACTGCTAAGGTGTCTGCTTGTGGTACATATATTCCAGGGTTCTTACTTTGGAAAGTGTAGGCCTGTCTAGTTGGGTTAAGCGTCCCGTAACTATCAACACTTCTAGCATGCATATCAATAGCACCTGTAGGAAGGACATCTGTCCAGTACCTGAAACTAGATGCTCGTACATCACTAGCAGTTAATACAGTGCCAGTAAAGTTAGTTCTGTGTGCTCCAATATAATATCTTTTAGCTGCCGAAATGATATCTGAACCAGACTTGTATGTTAGCGATCCGGTCTTAAAATAACTCTCTTGTCTTATACCCGAGTCGTAATTAACAGCGTAAAAGTCTATGTCATACCCATCGTGGACATTTGCATTGGCCCCTGAGTTTTGTGCAAAAGGAAATCTTTTTGGGTGAACCGATAATGCGAAGTTCCATTTTTGATTGTCATATACGTTTCGGAATACAGGCGAAACTATTAATTCATTGTTGTGCCTATCAACAACTTTAAATAATACGTCCTTAACCTTGTAGTTGGGTGATATCACCTCAGCCATTTGTGACGCAGATTTAATTGCAACCACATGTAAGCCAGCATCAGCCTGGGCTCCAAGGAAGGTTGTATCTGTAGACGAAGACAAAAGCTTATGCTCACCCTGAGGCGTGTGCCAACCAAATAGTGATGAAGTTATGACTTGATTAGGTGTATAAGAGAGTGTATCAATTTCTTTTTTGTTCGGGAACACAAACTCACACTGCGCAGTAAAGCCAAATTCTATCAAACTTAGACTTCCACTACTACCACTTATGATACCATATGATTCTGGTAAATCAGAATTGGGATATTGATAAATGGTTGCCTCTGAGGAGTCCCTATCTACTAGCCCTGTAAAATCTGCGTACTTCTTATTACTTGTATCGACTCTATAGTTGTTATCAAGTTTGTATATCGAATTATCAGAATAAACATTTACTTTTACTATTTCTTCATCAACTCCAAAACAACGAACCAAGTTTCTAATTGATTTCTCGTTACCTTTGGATTTTAAGATATGATTAAGATTGTTGTATATGTTTTTATATATTGTATTCTTTATTGATGCAAGGTCATGTTCAAAATTTATGTCCTCATCTCTTTTCAAGAATTGAGATAGAATATCAGCGTTCTGAAATAGTTCAGGGGCTTCTACGCCCATTTGCTCGACTAGACGATCATTATGGGGGAATTCAAATATACTCCCTGTGGCACTGCCGCTAATATAATCCATTGATTTTATCTTAGTAAGATAAGAAATCTGTGAATACAAAGTGTCAAAATAGGTTGATATTATCTGCGTTGAATTTCTTAATTCTGATCCAACTTGAGAATCTTCTTCAACTATCCAATCAGGGAAGGTGTTTAATATAAAAGAAGAGTTTTTTAAGTCGTGATATTCACCGATTTCTTTTAACTCGTTCTTTCTAACTGTCAGGGCCGAGGCCGATGGAATAACTATTGGATCCTCTGGTTCTGTTCTTCCTGATACTGATTGAGTTAAAGCCTGAAGTGTTATAGCAGACCCTGTATCCCTAGCTCCAGCGGCATATCCAGTCCAAGCTCCGTTTGATAATCTACCTGAATAATCAAGAACCACATTATCAACACTACTGGTTCCAAAAACTCCCTCATTGAACTTATAATAAACTCCAAGTCCGACGTTAGCATCTTGAGTATTTGTGCCTCCATTAACGTGAGTAAACCAGTTTCTCCCTATATCCTCGCCATTTCTTGCTGCCTTCCAAAACCTGAACTCGTCTATAGAACCAGATAGCTTGCCTCGTCCTTCCATTGAGTTGGTGTCAGATACGCCAGACGGCGCAACACGAAGAGCGCCAATATTACCTATCAGTGTGCCAGTAACAAGACTAATCTGACCGGCCTGATGCCCTGTTGGCGAAATTCCGGTCTCGTGGCAAACTCCATTAATGTAAAAGTCAATAGTTGGCGAACTTTCAGATGTGTTAAACACAAATGCAAAGTGATTAAAACCACTGCCTGTAATATAGTTGCCAACTCCACCAGTAGTTGGTATTGATTGTGTTACATAGCCTTTTGTTCCCGAGAGCATCGTAACTAAAAAACGATCCTCTAGACTCTTAGAGAGTTCAATTCTTAGATTACCATAGCATCCATTTGTTTCGGACTGATCTGATGACCCAGTAGGAACACCGTTCCATAAATCAAATATGACCTGCCTTGGTGACTGAGCAGTTGATACAGTGCCACCACCTGGTATATCTGATTTAGAAAGAAAGAATTCAACGGTTGATCCACTTGGTCCACCAAACTCTAAATTGTTCTGTCTGAAGTTAGAAGAAAATAAAGTGCCCGAATGTGGACCACCCTTGATCTGTATATATTCTGTTTTTGGCGATGAGAAATAGTGGGAACTATGAGATACGGCCGTACCATAATTTGTCCCAATGCTAACAAAACCTGTTGATTTAGGATATCTCTCGTTGAAAATGTATTTCTCTAGAGGGTTAAGTTCGTTATAGAATTTTTCTTTTTCAAAAGCAGACCCATCATAGGGATAGTTTTGTAAGATATAGTCAAAAGCATTTTCATAGTATTTTTCTGCCGAGCCATATTTTGCAAACTCATCAGGATTACCGTAATCTAGAGGTGCTGTAAACTCTTTTTGTCTTTTTAAGCTTTCGCTTAAATGTTGGGACGACTCCATACCGCCGCTCAAAGCTGCTACTGCACTACTCTTGAGGTACTTGCCTACAGAGTTTGCCTGCTTATTATTTTCAAATAACTTTTTTATGCTCATACGGGTTCTTCATCAACCTTGAATTTAAATACTTCTGGCTGTTCTACATATTGTCCATTGACTTGGTAAACAAACTGTAACCCATAAGCATAACCTTCATCTAGAATATTCGTGTCAACCTCAAAGTAGTTTCCACTAACATCATAGGACATCCTAGTGTGGTTGGATGACCCTGTTCCATATTCCACCACCTCTAAATTATCGACTATTCTAAACAGCCTCCAATATGCATCTTCGATTATCTGACTAGGTGGCTCAGATGCAGCGACACTATAAACATTCGGGTTCCAGTTTTTCTCTCTAGCATAAACTCTTAGAACAGGCTTCTGCCCTTTTACATATGACTTTTTAAGGTTTGTTATATCGCTTATGTGTTGGGTTTCATATTGAACGAAACTAGCGGTCAAGCCCTCCAGATTTATAGATCCTGTAAAATATTCTATACTCCCGGAATGCCAAACATCATGCACTGTAGATAAAGAACTTGTTATTGCGAAGGAACAGCTATAAATACCAGTCTGTGCAACACCATTTTCCACAACAATACCACCTGTGATCTCTTGTTGAACCAACCCATTCGTATCTAATACATGAAGGCGATGGCCCGTTGGTAAATCATCATTACTGCCGCTAAAAAAGCTTACATATATTATTTGGTCTGTCCCAATTAAACTTGGGATATCTTTTAAGTTACCTCTGATTCTATTGTAGAGATATACAGTATTAAGATTATCAGCAGGTGGAGCCAAGGCGCTAGAAATAAAACTTAAGCCTCTTTGGTCTTTCCTGGAAGAATCCCATCTAGCCTCAATGTATGGTCTCTTGAGAAAGTATTCACTTGTTCGTCCAAAAAACTTCTTTGTAAAAAATGACCCTGAGGATCCAGAAATTATATCATCATCATGCTTTATCATAAAGCCAAAATTTGATGTGGTTCCAGCGCCGTCAGATCTCCACAAATCAATTGCGAAACTTACGTCAACATCTAAATCTTCAGCACCACCAGATAGGTAAAAACTTGAGGAATAAGCCGTGTCGCCAACACTTGCACTATTAAAAAAATCGCCGCCCTGATGTTCCCAAGCTATTCCCTCAGAGCTAGAAATCCAATTACACACACCAAAATCTGTGTACTCGTTCATATCTAACCCTCGGCCTTCTGTCCAAAAGTTACCACTAACCACGGCTACTTTCAAAGGATACTCATATGGTAAACTATCAGCGTGAGGCGCATTAAACATTTTCAATCTGTATTCAACGCTAGATGATGGGACATTACCATTTGTAACATCTGAGACAATTGCGTCTACTGGGAACTGAATTAGTATCCTAGCTTGCTCGGCGTTATCAGCATCTATTGAGGCTGAGGTTTGTCCATGTATAACAAAAGCCTCTAAAATATCAGAGGCACCCATATTAGAGCCAGTGCCTCTAATTCTAAGGTTAGCCTTAAAAGCGTTCGTAATCGTATTATCTTGTGTTGCAAAGTATCTTTTTATAGCCATTATTTAACAACTCCAGTGATATCATCCTCAGGAAATAAAACATCTGCAACTGCATCTTCGGGAACCACAAGAAATCTGCCGTCATTAGATAGATTTTTTTCAATCTCATAGTTAAACGAACTATATGATCCGCCTGTCTTGTTAATTAGTTTGACCATCGTTGTATCCACAACACCATCAACACTGTTTAAAGATTTAAATATTTCTGATAAATATACAGGTTCACCCATTTCTTTAGCTACGTTTAAAACCTTCTCTTGTAACTTACTTACACAGGCATTTAGAACCTCAAAACGATTAGCGTCGGTTTCAGCTATGACCTCGAACTGTATTCCGTAGTTTATGATTTTTCCGTCCAAAATATCCACGCTGTCGTTTATCATTCTATATCGATCAATCCAGGTTTTCAGATTTGTTTTTAGCTTACTTGTGGGGGCCGAAAACTTCCCATTTGCATTCTCTGCTAAAACGTATAAATTTAAGTTTCTTCTTGTTGACCTTGGGTCTTGTACAATGTTAACACGCTTAACTTTGCCGAAACCTGCTGGCATGCGGTAACATATACTAATGTAATCAGATCTTGTTACGGCTCTGTTCTGAGAGGCGTAAGATGCGTAAGCACGGACCCTGACTTCATCAGCGGACAACTCCTCTGTATCCCCAAGAATAGGCTCAGGGTTTTCGACTTCTAGTGAGCTTTCTACTCCTGCAATGAGTGTGTCCGACAAAGCGTCACGGTTTGTAAAAGTAAATGACCTTTCTACAATTTGGTTTACTGTGCTAGCAGCAGCATTAACCGTAGTTGCTTCATTAGACCTGTAAGTTACAGTTAGTGTTGTATTTTCAGGAACCACACCGAATTTATCAGTCTTTATTAGATTACTAGGATCAAATGTGGTGTCTGATACATACTCTCTACCTGTAACATCTAATACAACGTCCGCAGGGTTGGCCACCAAATCTCCGGTTAGGTTTGCAGATGACCCATATCCAAACTGAAGAAAAGTGGCTCCCTCAGTGTTATGCTCTGTAACAAACCTTCTTGGGCAAGGTTTTGTTTTCATAATAAAAGGAACAGTATCTCTACTTGTCCCTCGATTAGGTTCTTTTGATAATATAATATCTTGAGTTAAATAATCAACCTGAAAATATTCATTTCCTTGGGAGTCAACAACAGATAAAATTTCAGAAACTTCGTCAGCAGCCATTCTTAATCTTAAAAATCTTTGGTAATCACCAACTATTATTTCTTCCTCACGCAGTCTACCAGAAACTACTGTTCCTTTTCCTTTTATAGCAAACTCAGTTGGCACACCAGTGTCTGAGTCTACTTTGGCCACAGTTATCTCGTTATTACTATCGGTAAAATCTATATCCTGGTTCACTGTGTACAATCCGCCGCCGGAACCACCAACTATAGTTCCCCTTTTTAATATGGGAATATAAGTTGTGTCTGGACCACCCGTAGTCGATGCTGCTGGGACTAGTACATAAAAATTACAGACACCTGTTGAAGTTGGCGAGCCGGGCATCTTATATCCCATTTGCTTAGCTAATCTTTGAACATTAGATAATTCTATTGCAGTGTCTAAAAAGCTTTCATTTGCTTGATAATCCGTATAGAAAGAAAGCTGATCACCAACATAGGCTACTAGATCTAACATCAAAGCACCAAAAGATGCTTCGTTAAAATCTTGAAATGTGTTAGCATAATAACGTTTTGCGTAGTTTACAAGCGATTCTTTGATTGTATCAAATTCTCTGTTTGTATAATTTATCGGGCGTTTTGGCATTACTAAACCTCGGGGCTTCAATAATTAGTCTTTGTTCTGAGTTATTATCAAGGTATCGCTGTCATTAATTGGACCTATACCATACTTTAAAATCAACCTTACGGCGTTAGGGGACAAACTATCGTCTTCATCAGCAGTTAAAACAATGATATCATCCACCTCAACAAAAGGCATAAACTTACTAATTTGTGTTGAAATTCTTTCTCTAACTGAGTTAGATGTGTTGTTTATGTCCGGCTCGAAAAGCAATCGACGCACACCTGCACCAAACTCTGGTAACATGACTCTCTCGCCTGGTGATGTTAAAATCAAATTTTTCAAATTTTGTTTAACAACATCTTTTAAAGTTTTGTTAAGTTCATATGGACCATCAACATTATCATAAGTCAACGGCAATGAAACTGAAAGACCCTCTAGTTTATTAGCCATTTAGTTGCCCCTCGCACGCTCTTGTACATTAGTCATCTCAGTAATTATACTCTCAACACGATTTCTTTGCGCTGGATCCCAAGAGCTAATATTAAGATCTTGGAATAAGTTATCTTCATCAATTTCAGCAACCTTCAAGGTAATTGATGCTATAAGTCCAGTAATAGTATCATTTCTTTCCGCCCGTTGATCAATGCGCTGGAGGCCATAATCAGATACACTTCGTAGTTGTCTCGGTGGAGGACGATCAGCGAATCCAGTAAACTTGATTGCTGCGCCTGTGATTCTACCATAAAAATTAGTAGTTTCTCTACTGTCTTTTAGACCAGCATAAGTTGATTCCATACCCTCTAACATTAGAGACTCTAGAAACCCTAGTGTTCTCTGCCCAAAGGCCTGACGCTTACTAAAGGGAGCGTTTGGGTGAAACAATGCGGCAGTATTAATATCAACCTGAGTTATGCTATCTTTGTTAGATATTTTTAAATCAGTGTTAGAATTATAAGCTCGTTGTTGATTAGCTAACCCACCATCAGAAGCATTTGTTCCGTACTGAGAAATCCCCAACGAACTTAAACGATTTAAGGTAAGGACAATCTCATGTATCTTGCCACGGAATGCTGTCTCCCCTCTTCCGACTCTCACAAAATCCTGGTACCCATCACTTTTACCACTAAAATTAAACCCTGTAGTTTTGTATAGTTGCTCTGATTGAGAAACCTGATCTGCAAATGCTCCAAATCTTGCTTCAAGGGCACCCTTCAAGGATCTAATCTGGTTGCACTTTTCCCACAAAGACTGATATTTGGCTTTATCCGCCCTAAGCTCTGTCAGGTTGTTATAGGTTCTTCCTCCAACTTGAGCCGGGAAAACTCTAGGTCTTTGTTGCTGCTGCTGTTGTTGCTGTTGTTGTTGACGTTGTTGCCCTTGAGAACCCTCTTGTCTAATCCTCTCACGGATTTCAGCAGCACGACGTTCACGCTCAGACTGCGATATGCCCTCTTCTTGCTGTTGTCGCTGCATGTCCCTTGTGCTCTGATTAGCAGGCGGTTGGTTGCCTGGCGGTCCATTCTGAACTCTGTCCGCAAGGTTCTGCCCTACATCTTCATCTCTGGGGGCTCCTTGGCGGTTTTCCTCACCAGCTTGAGCGAGTTCAGCTTGTTGTCTTCGTTGGGCTCGATTAGCCTCCTCTCGCAGCCTTGCTAGTTTAGCGTTTAAATCATCATTTCTTTTTTTGTCGTCTCTTATTAGCTCATCTAGGGTTTTTGGTTGAGATGGGGCAACTTCTTCCACAAGGTAATTTAGCGAACTAGCGGGCTCTAAAGCTGTCCTCAAAGCTTCATCGGCAGTGTTAATTCTTTTCTTTGCATAGAAGGCCATCTGAGAGAAATTATCAGTAACAGAAACCACCTTATCGTAATAAATGTACTGCAATCCTACTAATAATGGTATCGGTACAAGCCCTAAAAATTCTCGATTCTTAAACGTTTCATAGTCAGCACTAAAACCTAGCGCACCACCTCGGCTAATAAATTCATCTGCACCTGGGGTTCTTTCGTCAAGATAGTCTGGCAAATTATAACGTCTTCGGTTTGTATCTGGAAATTGTTGTATACCAAAACTGTGCCCACTATGAAAATAATTAACCAACATATCATAGGCGACCTTTCTGTTTGTCACAGAGACACCCTCACTATTTTGTATAACCGCTTCTTCTTCGATATCTTTAAAAAGATTTTTGGTCATGACCGCCCAGCCGCTAAAATCATTGTCGTTGTCAGGCGCTTCTTGCGATAGGTTGTAAAAAGTTTTTCTGAGCATTTGAATTATAATATATTCTAACTGCTCTTGTGGGTCTTGAATTAAAGCCGGGTTGAATTCTATACCTGAAGTATCAACTTCTGTAGATGAACAAGTACGAGAAACAAAATCTAATCCGTCGATAATATATCCAAACATGCCTCTTTCTTGAAAATCTCTAGTAATTTTGTTAGCCATATATGATTTTAACATATTCAAAGTATCTGGCGTATCTAGAGAGTACCCGTTGTTAAAAAGAGGCGCTACATTTAATACAAAGTTAAATATTCTTTGGTGTATGGCATTCAAGGTGACTAAGGCATTTTGTTCATCTGGTCCCAAATTGCAAGGATCACCGCTTGGGCCAAATGGTGGAATAGATGCAGCTTCTATTGTATCGTCAACTCTATCTTTAACTCTTTCATTAGCATAAAGATTTACAGACATTGTTCTAGTCACATTGTAGAAACTGTTTAAATAAGGGCTAGGTATTGACCTAACCACTGCGTAATCAACAGGTGTATTGCCAAATGTTCTTGTTGCTATATCTGTGGCTACTGTTCTAGTACCTGTGCCACCTTTGCTAGTTTTATTGTTAGTTAAATTTCCATACGCTATATGCATAAGATTACTATTAATATTGTTAACTGTAGCGGCTTGTGCGTTCCTAACATTTTCATTATCAGCTAGTAGTGAAGTAGCTATTCTGGATAGTGAATTTTTAACACTATATTTACTATCATGTCCGGGCAAATTATCCTCAGATAAATCAAACTCACAAAGGAGTTCAGAGGGGACATCTCTATATCTTATCTGCGGGTTATCATCGGGCGAAGTAATTGTTAGTGGCTCAATCGTATCTGCCAGACCCACTATACCTTTTTCTTTTCTGTTAAAATATACTCTAACTTTTTGATCACTAGCATCCCTTCGTGGTATGTAGTCCAATTGTAATCTACCAAATGAAGTTTCATTTGGGGCTTCAGCCTGTCCCTCTTCCGTTTGCAGTTGAGCCATTACACCTATAGTGGTTTTTGTAAGCCCAATATCATAATGAGGGTGATCGCCCTCAATATCAGCTACTTGACCAGTGGCATATTTAATGGTGAGCGGTAACACGAACTGATTATTCAATCCTTGTACATCACCAACTCTAGGATAGGTATCGCCAAAATAGTGTCTATAATACTGGTAAATTTGTGTCTGTTGTAAGCGAGCGAGACTACTCACTGGACGATCTGTTCCTGCTGAACTTCTCATACCTGCACAAATAGCTCGGGCTTGGATACCTTGAGCCCTGCGTGAAGCATCAGCTATGAATCTTAACAAATCTAAGAACCAGTCTGCTAATCCAATTCTGTCCCAAAAGTTTTGTATCTCAAATGCAAAATCAAAGTTTTTAGCAGCCAATTCACACAAAAGTTCTATCTTAAAAGACGTTGAATCTATTTCTTGATTTATTTGAGATCTCAACTGTCTCTTAGTTAACCCTCCGGCTACTGGTGTTGAGTCATCATCTCCAATATTGGCCAAATCTTCTAGTCCAACATCAAGCCCAGAACCAAGCCCATATGCTAGCAAGTCTCGGGCATCACAATATGCTTCTTTTGTATCAAGAGGTCTCTCAATGCCAAGCGAGATTCCAGGACCTAAGAGTTGCCCAAGTCTTTTAAAGTATCTTACAATAACATCTTTTTCAAGCCCAAGAGTAGCGTACCTAACATCACCAGGGTACAAAGAATCCTGGACTTGGTTTAATAGTACCGTTATCAATTCATCTGAATATGTGCGATCTCGAATACCCCTTTGGTCAGCGGCCGAAAGTTCACTAGCATTGAGACCAACAAGGTTGAACCCCTTGTGCAATGAATCTATTAGTGCCTGCCCACCTGAACCTTGTAAAATTGCTACGACATCAGTATCAACCATTAGGTCCGAGGCATCATCATTTAGTTGTCTCAATTGTTCATTGGTAGCTGCACTTTTTACAAATTCACTTCTAACAACAAATGTATTTTGAATGTCAAGCTCTCTGGCTATTTCCTCTAGGTCGATACCAGCATAATCTACAAGATCATTTATTCTAACAATACCATACGGAGAATTAACTCTTGGATTCCTGTTTCTCGTTATGTTTGCTTGATCTACGACAGTTTCGGGACCACATCCAGAAACAGCTAATAGCAATTGTTTAAAGGCCTGAAGAATTAGTTGCTTCACAAACTCTATTATCAATTTTAATAATTGTTTTCTCCAAAGTGCCCACAGATCAGCAGTTGGAGTTTTACCAAGTTTTATCCCTCTTGGCGGAGTTAACCCTTTCTTAACGAGAGCCTGAACATCTGGTGGTACGCCGCCAGGTTCTAAAACTTCTTTTGCTAAGATGTCACCTAAAACTCTAAAACAAGCAAAAAATTGTCTGTTAACTTCTCGCTCGATATCACGAACGAAACTTTCAGGGTCATCTAAATACCCAGCACCTTGCAAAAGCAATTCTTCGTTTTTCTTAAGTTCAATAACTTCATCTCTAAGAATTTTAACAACCACGCCAACAATTTGTTTAATACTAGCTTTGCCGCCAAAAAGCTGATATATTAAAAAAGCATCATTAAGATACTTGGCTAAAGGTGTTTCACATCCAGCATTATTGAGAGTGCTTGTAAAAAACCCTAAAGCATTTTTGCCTTTGTTAAATCTTCTTTGAAATTCTTTTTCGGCCTCGGCTTTTGTTTTTGCTTTTGCTGTCTTTTTCTTTTTTTCTGGGGTGACCTCAAAAGTATTTTTACCAAGTCCAGATCCCGAGTTTTCTTCTGGATATTTGTTAGTATTTTTGTTTTCTTCTTGTTTATTTTTTACATCTGTCGGTTTAATGACTGGACTTGGGTACATATATTTTTGTACAAATTCTACAGCAGATGGTTTTGAATCAGAATCAAACAGTGCTGAAATTTCGTTCGCATAGAAAACAAGCGCAAAGGTCCCTTTAGAGACTGATCCAAATTGTGTATACAGTCCAGTTTTTGGATCCGCTATTCCAGCATATTGAGCACCATTATAATATACGTTGATTAACTTGTACTTTGAATCAAAGACAAATTCTATTTTATCGTTTATTGTTATATCAAGGTTAATGTCATCAATATATCTCTCAACAACACTATAGAACCTTTTAAGGTCCTCACCCCTTATTCTGACATTTGTGCTGGGCGTCATCATACCGGGATTTATACCCTCTTTGTCAAGCTCGTCAGCATACCTATCAACAACAATAGCAGCAGTAGCTATCGTCGATTGAAGTTCTGACATGCTGTAGGGGGCTCGGCGTAAACCTTCTTCACCTTGTACGCCTTTATCAGCCAGAAGATTTTGAGCACGATTCAATACACTTGGGGCTTCATCAGATTTTGATTTTGCTCCTATAGGATTAAGTTTCTCTACCTCGTCCTGTGGTATGCTAACGGCCAGCAGCCAAGCGCCCTGACCCTCTGGTAAAGGTTGCGGTCTGTAACGATCGCCATATCGACTTACAAACTTAACCTTTGAGGGATCGATCTGAGTTCTATTGATCTCGTTGTCTCTGTCAGCAAACTTTAATATTTCTGGAACTGCGATATCAAATTGAAAACTTGATATATTTTCTGCTGCCTGGTCACCGCCACCGATATCATAAGACTCAGGGTTTAGGGCGAGAGTTCTAAAGACACACCAATAGTTTTTTTCAGTTGGGTTATAATATACCTTTGTTAATTCGTCTCTTCTTACATATGCAGCTAAATCAACAGGAACTTCTACTGTGGCATTTAAAACAGGGCTAACCCCAGTGCCAACACTAGGGTACGGTTTAGCATTTGCTGTCCAGTCTTGCAAGTCAACTTCTGGATCAACTTTTCTTTTTTCCTCTGCTAAATCCTTCTTGATAACTGACAAACCAGATGGTATTGATCCTGTTGGCCTACCACTGGCTTCCAATAACTGGTTTACCCTGGAGGTTGAATATGATGGTATTACTTCTGGTATTCTTGCGTTAACTGCATTGAAAGGTAATTTAACAACATCTCCAGCGCTAAGATTTTGTCCATTAATATTGTCTGCTTGGTTTGGTTCTGGTCTTTTAGTGTCGCTATTGATATCTAATAATATTGCGGCAGCCACGCCAAATTTATTACCAATCGTAGAAAAACTCTCGCCATTACTCTTAACTGTATACGTTGATTTTTTTGGCTGTGAAAATGGATCTGGATTATCTACATCATTTTGATTTGAGGCTTTTTGTGCTTGTTCTGTAGTAACAGTATCAAAAGCAGAGTTTTTTATAGAAGAACCAAGACGTGTTGTTATGTCCGTAAGAATCTGTTGTTTCTCTTCTTTTCCAACGAAGAAAATACTAAAGCTCTTACCCTGTAATCTAGGGTTCTGAGGGTATGGCGTAGCAGAGGGAGATAATCCTACTTTTGCGTTCTGTGGATATAATGCAGCATAAGCTAAGGCATCTTTAACTGATATAAACCTATTAGCGGTAGTAAATCCAAACCTTCCGTTTGGGATTCCTCTAGAAACTTCCATGCCGATACTTAAAAATCCAATACCACTCAAATAAGCCGTATGAATCATATCAATGATAAACTTGTTTCTTTCATCCTCATAGTCGTAACCCACACCACGCCTAATGAAACGTTTCTCTTCATCAGGTAGGTTGCTCCATCCTGTTATAACGCCATTATCGTTTTTGATGGCCTCTGGTAGGGCGTCAGCAAAATCTGTTGGTCTTGGGTTTACAATGTTCTTCATAAAATTATTTAGTTAGTGTGGTTAAATAAACTATTGATATAACCTGCTCCTGTTTCATAAGTAAAATCAAGCTTCGTTGATACAGTGTTTTTTTGGTGAATACCCAAATCAAAAAACAACTTTATTAGTTGTGAATACTGACTAACTGCTGTAGCGGCAAAATCAGGTGATGGTGATACCGGCGAACCCGGTGCGACGGCTATGTGAGTATGAAGAGTTAGCGCAGACATCATCTGAAGGTACATAGAGCTTAAAGTAGTAACCGCACCGTTTAAGTCAGCGATAAGATCAATTATCTCTCTTAGTGCTTCTTGTAAATTTTTACCCTTAACGAGAGGTTGCATATCCTCATCATTATTGCCGGCGATAAGGTCTATGCCCTCTTGGATGTCAATTCGCACACCTTGACCATCATAAACATCGGTACCAGTCACAAGCTTGATACCATCCCTAGCAACAAGCCTAACAGCATCGGCCTTAACTGCAACTGCTGATTTGTTTGTTGATTTGCCAACTCGTCCGTCAGGCAAACCAAAATTATAATCTACGTCAGTTCTTTGGCTAATATAAATTCTAGCTGAATCTAATTCTGGGCTTTTGTCTGTGTAAACGCTCTCGTTTTGTTCATTTACTTGTACACCAGTTGCACCGCCAAGACCCACAACTAGATCAATAGTTCCACATTGAGTTACGCCGATACCGCCATATCCAGACTCTATGTCCCTTGGCCTATCCCTGCCCATCACAATGTAAGAATTATGTTTTCCTTTGTAGACAGTTTCAGCGTTGGTTGAATTATAGTTTGGAATAGCCTCAACAACCGAAGTATTAGATAAGCCGCTATTATCCCTTTGAGCGTCAGGAAGGTCTTTTAGTTTTTGTAATTCAGATTCTGGCACACCAACTGTGCTTTGTGCTTTTTTTAATACCATAATTTAAAATTTTGGGAATACAAATGATCGTCCAAGTTTTGGATCCACAACAACTTGCCCTATCTTCTCCTTATCTCTCATTTGCTGGATTGATGCTCTGAATACCTCGAAGTGTGGCCCATCAAAGAAAGTTGTAAAATTACCACCCCAAACAAACCCAAATTGCTTTCCAATAGCTCCTATTTCATACCATCTACTTTTTGGGTAAGCATCATCAAAACCAGATTTACCAATCCCAGGGGTCGAAAATCTTTTACCCTTGTTTCGTTTATCTCTACCAAAAGCTACTTCAACACAATCAAAAGCTATACCATATTGATGCGGGCTGCTTTTTGGTTTACCTCTTGCTTTTGTAACTGTTTTATTTGGCGGTCTGACTGTCCTGCCGTGTGAGTACAACTCGTTTTGTCTTTTCACAGTTCTATGAGTTTCTAAAACTCTTAGGTAATACCCTCTTTCTGCTGCATAATTTATAAAGTCAGCTACGATGATTCTTGCATCAGGATGCATTTTTTTAATTCTTCTATCAGTTCCTCTGTCCCAAGTAAAAGGCACACCATCCTTGTCTATCCCGGCTGCACCGCCAAGCGCTTCGGTATTAAAAAATCTGCCTCGTTGTTCAGCCTTACGAGCACGATAAGCAGATACAGTTTGAACCTGACCATCACATGGATCATTCTTTTTGGGCCCACCATTAGGTGTATCTTGATTTGACCCAGGAGAAGCCCGGAAAGGACCAGGACCAGACGACCTAGAGTTGGCAAAATTTTCTTGCGGAGTTGGCGTTGATGACCCCGCTGGTACATTCGAACTTTGTTTTTGTTCGGGAAGTCTTGAATTGCTGATCGCATCTGTAGAGTCTTCAGTGGGAGAATTAAGCTTTCTGGGGTTTCTATCGCTAACAGTAGCGGCGGCGTTTGCGCCAACAAGTGTGGCTCCACCAGGGGGTGTTGTTTTAACTGGTGATTTTTTTCCTGGCTGAGAGCATTTATCTGGATTAGCACCAAACAGATTTGACAATGCGCCAAGAATTCCTGAGCTATTTCTGTTTTGAACTCCGGCCACTGCTGTCGCTGATATAAGCTTCTTTATTCTTCCATTGCCAAATAGTTTTGTTTTGTTTGATTTGTTGTAGAATTCAACCTCAACAATATCCCCTATTTTTGGTTTACCGCCGATCTCATCTATATCACCCTCAAATTCGACCAGTAGATTTATTTTAGCTTGATCTTCTGCACTATCTGGTATTACTATGGTGCTATGAGCCGTGTCTGGTTCGTCTATTCTGGCACGGACTCTGATCGAGTTTGCGCCGAGTAGAAAATCAAAAAATCCTGCGTTTTCATCAACTCTATAGACAGTTGCAAAATGAGATGATTTTGTATCATTTTCAACTGCACTAACAGAAAGTTTATCAAACATAACCTCCTGCATAACATCAAAAAAATTCTCCCTATTAGGAGAATAAGGTCGGAGAAGCTTAGGCTGTTGCGGCCTTGATATAAGCTTAGATGCAGTATTTGGTCTACTTGGTTTATCAGGATTAGAACTATCTGACATCTTTATTCCTCCTTAATCATTTTGAATATATTTTCACGATCTAAATCTGTAAGTCCTTCCTGCGCTGAAGCGGCTTCTCTTTTTTGTACAAGAGTTGCCAGCTTAACCAGTTGTTCGTTACTTCTTTGTAACGTTTCAACAAATTTGGCTGCGACTGGACCAGAATCGGAGTACCTGTCTTGATTACCAGGAACACCCATATATTCCTGCAATTCCATTAAGAGAGTTTCAGTAACTTGCCTGTCATTCTTAACGTTATCTAAAGCTTGTTCTATTAAGGAATCTAAGTCTTTCTTCATTAATAATACCTCCGCTTATTGTAAATAGGCGCTTACTATATTTCTCCATTGTCCCATTTTTTCTTGAAGGTGCCATATTTTTCTCTCATCTTGTTTAGAGAGCTTACAATTTGCTTGGTATTAAGACCAGTTATTTCTCTGAGATATAAGTAAATTGCTTTTTTGTTGAATATTTCTATCTGATCAATGCTTTCCATCAGCGTTAAAACAGCATTTAGGACACACTTTTCGTTATCCCTGAGGTTCGGACGATCCCAGCTTTTTATCTCTGTTAAAAGATGAAGCCAAAACTCAGCGTCCTCCTGTTTATCCTCAAAGCTTTTTTTCTCACTAGCACTAACAACCTCTATCTCTTTGACAAGATCATCATAGTTTATTTCTCTTTTGTTTCTTTGAGTTTGTTTTTTTGCTTTATGAGTAAACCAATTCTTTGTAACAACTGAAAAATACGAAAAGGCCTTTGTTCCCTTATTGGCATCAAACTTACCTAAAATGGTAGTTAGCCAAATTTTACAATCATCCTTTAGAACATCAATGTTTTCTAGGGACGTAAATTTATATGTGTATACAATCTTGTCAACTAGTTCATCAAAGGCTGGCTGTATTTTACTTCGATAAAGATCTTCCCTAATCTGCTTGCAATCAGTCTCTGTGTAATCAATGATTGCCCGTTCAGTCTCTGATGTAAAATAGTAATTAGCTTTCTTCTTCTTCGGCATCATATTCCTCCTCTACTATGTCAGTTAGAAAGAATACTTCTTCAATTTCCTGTAAATCAAGAACCAAAGCTTGTGTGTGTGCCAAAAGACCTTTCATGGTATCATCGCCATAAAAGGTAGGCAACTCATAAACACTTTGTAAGTGTTGTCTGTACCTCTCCACTTTTTCTTTTATAATAAAACTGTTGTCAGATAAAAATCTGAACCTCTTCAATAATTCTCTAATGTACCAAGCTAAGAATACAGATATTGTCACAAATATGAAGCATAAAAACCAAGAAAGCATCTACTCTGATCGACTCCGTAGTTTTTCTTTGTCTTTTTTTATTTCTTCTTTTGTTTGCTCAATAGTATCTTTAATCACTTCGCCCGGTGTTGTTGTTTTCTTTTTTAACGTTTTTGTAATGTTTATAGGTGTATTGAGCATTTTTTGTAAAGACTCCTGTCCACAACTTTCGCAGGTAGTCCTTTTGACTCTAAAGGAGTGAAAATATTCAAATACTTCTTCGCAAGCATTACATTTGTAAACGTAAGTTGGCATTTACTCTGTTTCAAACTTATTCATTTTATCATCGGACATGTAAACACCAGGGGGGTTATCGACCCAGACTTCTTCATCCCTAATTGAAAGATTCCAGTCTGATAACAACTCTGTAATATCCTCTTCTTCTGCTAGACATTTCTGTAGTGTCATCAGTAAAGCACCAATGGCTTGTTTAGATAGTTTCATTTTGCTTCTCCTTAAAATATTCTAAAGTGTTTATGGCCTTGTCACATATGAAAAGATCATATGGTGGTTTCCACATTTTAATTTCATGACACTTAACACCCCATTCTTTAAGTTGTTTATGGGTAAGTTCTGTCCAATCAATTCCTGTGGTACCACCTCTGGCAGTCCAATAAATTATCTGATTACCCTCGTCATAAAGGTCATTAATTTTTTGTATTCTTTCCCTAATCGGAATGGCGTCTGGATAATGTCGCCCTCCTTCATAAGTGCAAATTGTATCATCTATATCAACGTAAATTAACATTTTGTAAAATCTTTGTTGTAGAATAATCACCAATACGATCAAAAAACTTTAGTTCTTTTGCGTATTGCGATCCGACTACATACTTTCCTTCCCAATCTGATCCCACAACAAGAATATCAGGCTTTATAGATTTTATTAAGCTTTCTAAATCATTTTTTGAAGAAAACGATACTGTGTCATCAACATACCTGATGGAACTTACTAAGAACTCTCTGTCTTCTAGGGTATTAAATGGCCGAGCATCGCCTTTGTCAGACTTAACTTTATCATCTGTATCAAGTCCAACAATAAGTTTGTCTCCCAGAGATCTTGCATACTTAAACATTTCTATGTGTCCACGATGCAAAACATCAAAACATCCATTTGTCCATACAATTTTCATACTATACTTACACCTCGCTTTTGAACAACTTTTGTAGCACACTGGTTTGCAAAGTGTATTGCATCGTTTATATCGTAGTTTGTCAAATACTCAGCCACAAGTCCTGCTATAAATGTATCCCCGGCACCTGAGGAATCTTTTATCTCCACTTTTTCTACTGGGTATATTTTTCCTCGATGTTCACACCCGTTAGACCCAAGCGTTATTATAAGCTGATCATATAGGCTTTTCTTCAACAAGTGTTTAGTTCTAGCGTGTTCGTAATAATTTATCTTAATAAACGCCATATTATCACACCAGTCACCTAACAATTTTTTTGTGTCTAAAAAAACCTTATCGTGCATTTGAGATATTTTTGCCATTATGTCTTCAGATAGGTAGCCCTTACAATAGTCAGAAATGATAACGGCATCATAGTTTCCTATGTTTTGCTCAATTAAAGATATATCAAGTTCATTTATAACTTCATCATTTTCATCAATTCTCAAAAGCATTTGATTGGTTTTATTGTCAATGTACCTACTCTTTTTAATCAACTGCCAGTTATTGTTTGTTATAATGTCACATTCAATACCAAGTGACTTTATGTTGTGCAAAACATTCATGGCCATACCGTCTGAAACTACTGTTGCTGTTCCATTAAAAACTGGTACCGGTGCATCAGGACACATACGGTCACAATTACCATAATTAAAAACGTCCTTGCAGCTTTCGCCTATGACCAAAACCTTAGCAGCCATTACCTAGAAAGAAACTCCCTGTCACCTTGTACTTTCTCTCTCCAATAGTTCAATAAGTCAGTCATTGTTTTCTCAAATGGTATTGTTGGTTCCCATCCGGTGTGGTTTGTAAACTTAGCCGTGTCAGGCACCTGTAAATCTGCATCAATCGGACGAAGCCTCTCTGGGTCTGTCTCAATCTTAATGTCTTTAACTGTTGACTGACTAACCAAATAGTTTAACATCTCTTCAACAGTACAACTGTAAGTGCCGCCAATATTGTAATATTCCCCGGCTGTCGGATTGTGAGTAACAAGTAGGTAATATGCCCTAACTGCATCCCGAACATCTGACCATGTTCTTAGTGATTGTAAGTTACCAACCTTTATTACAGGTGGCAATTTACCAGCTTCAATCATAGCAATTTGTTTTGCAAAAGTTGACTCTGCAAATACATCGCCCCTTCTTGGTCCTGTGTGTGTAAACATTCTGGTTGTCATCACCATCATTCCGTAGGCCTCTGCATAATATCTACCGATTAAATCCGTCCCTACTTTTGATATAGCATAAGGAGAAGCTGGATGAAACGTCACTTCCTCATTAATCGGCAAGTATTCTTTTGGCACTCTTCCAAAAACTTCAGAGGACGCACAAACATGAATTACTGGTCGTAATCCCGAGTCTCTGATTGACTCTAATAATTTTGCTGTTCCTAAAATGTTAGTCTCAAGAGTTTCAAGCGGTGCCACAAAACTTGTTTGTGGATAACTTTGTGCAGCCAGATGAAAAACATAATCAGGATTACTTTTTTTAATAGCTTTAGTTATGGACGGATAATCATTCAGATCACCATAAACTAAATGAACTCTATCTTTAGAATTAATTTTTGGAAACAAGTGTTGTATGTTCTCAAAATTATCGTTCCACCTACAGAACCCATAGATTTCCCAGTCCGTATTATCTAGAAGAAAGTCGGCCAAATGAGAGCCGACCATCCCTGTAATACCAGTAATGAAAACACTTTTAGACATCTATATTTTCCCTATACCATTTCAAAGTTTTTTCTATGCCCTTATCAAGAGTTACCTCGGGGCACCAACCCAACTTAGTAAAAGCTTTTTTCCAATTCAAGTATAAACTAGTTTTTATGGTTGGTTTAGTTAAATCCGATTCAATCTTCAAATCCTTACCAGAAGCGTTGATAATTTTTTGAACAAGTTCACGAACTGGGACAGCCTGTCCCAAGCCAACATTAAATAATTCATAATCTTCGGTCTGATTTTTTATCGATAATTCAACAAACCTACACAAGTCGTCAACGTGAAGAAGGTCTCTTTTTTCTTCCCCTGTTCCCCACATAACAACTTTGTCTTTTGCGGTCATTACTTTAGTAACAGTAGCACCAAAAACATGACTTCTCTCTAGATCATACTTGTCGTGAGGACCGTATATATTTGAGTGCCTAATCACTGTGTGTTTTGTTCTTCCAAGTCTCGAATAGAAATCACACATCTTCTCAATATAAACTTTTGTATTACCCACACCAAAATACTTCGGGTATATTTCATCCTCCCCAGAGAAATCATCTTCAGACAATGCTTCTTCACTTGGCTGGTACATTACCGTACAACTCGGGAAAACAAAGTGATCAACATTATTTTCGTAAGCAGATCGTAATAACAAAGAGTTCATGACTGCGTTATCTGTGACGTGAATAAACGGCTTAGTCGTAATATCTTTAGCACCAGAAGTTGTAGCCGCAAACTGGAGGACGATATTGATCCCTTCCATCACCCTATCCACATCTTCTTTATTGTTTAAGTCTGCATAGATCCATTCAACATTAGGATGTTCACTTGGTTCAACATCAGGATGCTTGTTATGATAAATGGCCCGGATGTTATATTCATCTCCAAAGGAGAAGTGCTCTAATAAATTCTTTCCAATAAATCCAGTAGCACCACACAGTAGAATTTTCTTTTTCATTTTTCTTTTTCCTTAATAAATCTTTCTATGTTACCTAAAGATGTGTGCCAGGCAGGAGGAAACTTTGCTTGAAGTGTCCCATTAGGTATAATTGGTGTTTCATAAGTGTATTGACCAAAAGTCACTTGCTTATCAAAATTTTCTGCAACATCCTGAAGTTTGATATTTTCTGATGAAACAAAATCAATGATCCCAGAATAGTTGTTTTTGGCTGACAACTGAATCATTGACAATATATCACTCTGTAAAACATAATTGAACGTGGAATCTTTAGATAGAGACAATTGAGGATCATTATCCTCTAATATTTTTATCAAACTACTCTTTCTCATCATTGGTCCAATGATAGCACTGGACCTGAGTATTAAGGGGTTAGTCGCTATTTTATTGACTATGGATTCAGCCATCAATTTTGTTGTCTTATAAAGATCATCCTCTTTTTGATATACATCGATCGAAGATAGAAACACAAATTTGCTATGTGGCAACAAAGCTAAACTTTTTGTCAAAAATATATTGTCTTGTAAAACTTTATAGTAATCGTTAGTGTTCCTTGTTGCGTTAAAGGCACAATGGATAATTAAATCAAATGAGTTATTCTTTTGCAAAACTTCTTTTGCGTTATCCCTTGTCATACCAACACAATCAATTTGTGATGCAATATATTTTCCTAGGCCGCTACCAGCGCCAGTAACTAAAGTATTACTTTCTAAAGGCATTATGCCTGTCATCAATCATACTCCTGTTTTCTTCAAACCACTCAATCGTTTCTTGAATACCTTCTTCAAGGCTAATTGTTGTCTCGAACCCTACTTCTTTTGCACGAGCAGAATCAAGGATTCTCTTCTTGTCCCCAGTTGGCTTGTCTGTCTGCCAGACTACATCAAGATCCTTAGGGCATTTGTCAACAACGATATCCACAATCTGCTTGATTGCGATCCCTTCACCACTTCCAAGGTTAACAGGTTTTGTTACTTTATTGTCTACCATATGAAGCATACCCAAAGCTACATCTCTGGAGTGGATAAAATCTCTAATCGGAGAGCCATCTCCCCAAACTTCCAGTTTATCGTTTTCAAACGCTTTGCGAATCAACGAAGGGATGACCATTGCATTCTCTGGGTCAAAGTTATCGTATGGTCCGTAAACGTTTGCGGGCCTTACAATTGAAACACAGTCCCAACCATATTGGATACTATATGCTTCTGCTTGCAACTCTCCAATTCTCTTAGCCCAGCCAGCAAACCTATCGTTGTTCGACGGAAAAGTTGACCAAACATCATCTTCTCTGAAGACTTCCGCTGGATGATAAACGCCCACACTACTAGTATACAAATACCACTTTACTCCCGCACGCCTTGCTGCTTCCATCATATTGGTATTGAACTGGAGCATAGGAACCATAAAGTCTGCTGGCTGTTCCTTGCACATTTTTGGGGAGCCTTTAACGCCCACCAAGTTAAAAACATAATCCATACCTTCACAAACTTCCTGACAAGCAGAAAAGTCTGTAAGATCTGCAAGCTTGTACATCACACCGTCAGGCAGTCCCCTCGGAGGGTCCAAAGATACAACGTATACCTTAGCCCCTCTCTCCACTAACAGATCAACAAGTTGGCGACCTATCATTCCAGTCCCGCCAGTAACTAAAACACTTTGGTTTTTAAAATCAACAGTCATTTATAACCTCACACAATTTAATAATATTTTCTTCTTCAAGTTCAGTATGGTTACCAATATAAAGCCCAAAATCATGTATGTGATCTGAGATTTCTAAGTCACCTACAATCCTATGATCGTACTTTTCTAGATAAGGTTGTCTGGCTTGGTTGCCACCACCAGCAGTTCCAATGCGATACTCTACTCTTTCTTGTTGCAAAACAGAGCAGACTCTCTCAAACAAATCTTTATCTTTTTCTCTAAGAATTAGTGGCAGTGCAAAACTACTGTTTCCTTCTTCAAGATAGTTTGTTTGAAATTTGCTAGTATCTAAGTTACTAATCCAAGTCTTAAAATTTTCTGCTCTAATCGTAGCTGCCCTATCTAGCCTTCCTAATTGTTCAAGGCCCAACACAGCATTAAATTCTGTATTCCTCAAATTATAGCCAGGAACAGCAAAAAGAAATAAAGGATTTAAGTCTGGGTATTTCGCTGTATATGTGTTATACACTTCATCCCCAGCTTCTCTAATCATTCCATGTGACCTAAACATCTTTGCTAGCTCATAGATATTCTTGTCATTTGTGCAAACAACCCCGCCTTCAACTGTTGTAATGTGGTGCCCAAAATAAAAAGAAAAGTTTGACATATCGCCAACAGTTCCAATTTTTTTCCCATCAAACGTAGCGCCGTGAGACTCGCAACAATCCTCAATCAAAATTAGGTTGTGTTTTTCTGCAAGTTCTACAAGCTTGTCAGTCAAGCCATTAAAACCTAAGGCGTGAACAAGAACAATGCCAACTGTTTTGTCTGTGATTGCGTTTTCAATATTTTCAGCAGTGATGGCCAGACTTTCTGGGTCAACGTCTACAAACACAGGGGTCATCCCCAAATTGACTACTGGGGCAATATCAGAAACCCACCCAATGGGTGGAACAATAACCTCGCCATCTCCTTTAATCTCTTTCATAATTGAAGTCATAATGTAGTTGGCAGACGCACCAGAGTTTACAAAGACTGTATACTTAACTCCAAGCCAATCAGACCAAGCTTGCTCAAACTTTTTTACATACTTTGATTGAGTAAATCTAACATTCGGCTCTTGAAGCCACTTAATTAGAGCAGCTTTATCCTCCTCTGTTATATTGTCATTTATCAAAGGCCAGGAAAAACTATTTTGTTCCATAGAACTCTCCATGTTCAATTATTAATGTTGATTTTGAATCTGGTCTTTCATAAGCCTCCTTGAAGGCTGGGAATATATCCTCTGGCTCATAAAGATCAACAACATTTACCTCGGTTAACATTTTGCGAAAAGCCTCTGTATGATCCTGGGTATGTTGTGGTCCTGCATCAATAGGGTTTTTTGTACCGACAGCAACCCTTATAATCACACGAGGAGTCATTTCTCCCTTTGACATATCTCTCATCTTATCAAGATGGTTTACTAGTTGATTACAGGCTAAGATAAAGAAATCAAATCGAGGATACATTGTGATTGGCACATATCCTTCTAGGGCCATCCCTGTTGAGATGCCCATCTGTGTTTCCTCAAACACAGGTAGTTCAATTCTTTTTTCATCGGGTACTTCAACTAGGGTGCTAGAAATTGCGTGTCCACTAACCTTACAAGCTTGCCCAAGAAATATTGTATCTCTTTGTTTTGCAAGCCAGTTCATTGATCTGATAAGTTCGCTTTTATATTTCATTAAAAATTTACCCACTTTCCTGTTCCGTGGTGAGGATATTCCATTTCATACTTGTAATAAATAACGCCATCAGGCACCTCTTGTTTTTCACCCCAGGCCATATCTGTTGGAGTGTGGACGCTCATATCATTATCCTCGACAACCCACTGAATAGGTAGGTCAAAGTTCTTACTATATTTGTAAGCCTCGTGGAACACCCCTGTCTCCATAGTCATATCGCCAACAAAGCACCAAACACGATTGTTTTTGCCTTTTTGTTTGATCCCCAAAGCGACGCCTAATGCGAGAGGTATAATACCACCAACAATCGATGATGCATAAAAGTTTGGTTTTAGATTATTAGTTCCCATACTTCTTCCCTCTACAATTGAATTAAACAATTTGTCAGGATCAACTCCGTGCAAAAGAGCGTGATAATGGTTTCTCCAAGGAACAAAAACCCAGTCATCGGGACTTATATACTGAAATATTTCTATTAGTTCATTTTCATTATTCTTAGCTAGATGAATTGGTCCTTTAATTTTTCCGGCTTCATATGTCTCTTTAACTTTTGTCTCAAAATCAATTAGATCCTGAGGAGTCAAAGACACCTCTCTAACTTTCTCTAAATGGTTAGGTATGTTCATTTATCCCTCGCCTGTAAAATTGGATTGTCTATTGGCCAGTTTATACTAACACGAGTATCATTCCACTTTAAGGTAAATTGTTGATCAACATCTGAATACTGTCCTTCGTATGCTAGTTTGTAGCTAAAGACGGCAGAATCGCTCATAACACAAAAACCATTCCCAAAACCAGGAGGCAATAAAACCTGTCTTCTATCTTTGTCATCAAGCATCATACAATCCCATTTCAAATAATTTTTTGATTCTTGTCGATTGTCAACTACAACAAAATACAATTCACCTTGCAGGCAACTTACTAACTTCCAAGTCTTATAGTCGCCATGAATTCCTCGTATAACATTTTTTCGAGAAGAAGAAAACTTATCGTGTACAAAGTTTAAATCTACTGGGAATGTATTCTTTTTATATGTTGTCCAGATATCTCCACGATACTCCCTAAACATATCAGCTTCAAAAATTTTAACTTCTGAAAAAAGCATTGCTACCAGCTAATATCCCAGTCCTTAAAATCGGCAGCTAAACAATCTATCTTATAATCTTTTCGTCCGCCAGCAATCTCTTGAATTTTATTTTTGGCCGTATTACGAATACCATTAAGACCGTGAGTTAATTCCAAGTTGTTACCATCCTTTATACCTTTTCTATAATTTGATTCGTTATGCCAAATATGAAGATTCATCTGGGATAATACAACCACGGCTCTGATAACTTCTGCGTCTACATTTTTTGTTTCTTTTAGACACAAATCTATATCGTGAACAATGTCTTTAATCTCTTGTGCATATTCTTCTTTGTGATCAGTAATAAACACCTCTTTAAGTTGGGCGATAGACAGCCTATCAATCAATTCTGAGAGTGTTGGTAAATATTTTCTAGTCATCTAGTAGCTCCGGAAATTCGTTTATTAAGTTTGTAGCAAAAGTATCATCCATTGAGATGTATTTTTTAGCTAGCTCATAGTTTTCTTTAACTGCATCAAGTTTACTTTCGTACAAGTTTTCAGAAAGATTGTCAAGTATATTAAAAAGCTCTTGCCCTGTGTTAAAATGTAAAATACCGTCTTCATTAAAATATTCACCAATATTTGGACAGCCCCAAAAAATTGGAATTGTACCCTGTCGGAACACATCTACCAAAGTTTCTGTAAAATAGTTTTTTTCACTCGAATTCATAATCGTAATACTGAATCTGTAATCCTGTAGAGGTTCGTTTTTTCCCTCTCTAATGGCTCCAGCAGTTCTTCCAGATATGCTTTTCCCAAAGGGTTGATATCCACCACCCCACATATCAACTTCATACCTACCCTTAATAGCTTCTGCTACTTTGTGTCTCAGTCTGTGTCCACGGGTTAAAACTTGTTTAGACGCAATCATTGATAGCATTTTACTCTTTTTATGAATACCCGCATCCTCATGTGAGACCCTCGATGTGCCGATCAGGTTTTTAACATACTTGTCACCTCTTGACAATAACTCCTCATCAAAAGTAAAAATCTTATCAAATTTGTGCTCAACTCGCTTAATTTGTTCGTAGGCCCAATCATGTACCCCACGACACTCAACAATAAAAGCAACCTTGCGTTTTGACTTAACTTTATCCACCCAAGGGTCAACTAAATTTTTATCGGTAAACACTGTAATACCGTTAAATTCTGGATATCCCATTCCAATACTTTGCTTCATCCATTCAATCTTTTGAGGTTCAAATTCGCTTGAAAAATTGTGGAAGCCCCAAAATTCATCATAAAATTCTGGAGTGAGATTATCAAATAAATTTACCTTTACTTTTTTAGTCACCTTTTACCACCCTATAACTGTCACTATCAAAATGTTGTGTTGAAAACTCAAATAATTCTGAATCTTCTAACGCTATCATTTGATGTCTTAGTCCCACATAAACATAGAAGTTATCTCCTGGGTTAAGGACCACTTCTTTTGCTTCGTCAAGACTATCTGTGTCTCCATACTTTACAATCATTCTACCAGACTGCAAGTAAAAAACTTCATCTTTTATTTTATGATAATGCCAAGAGCATCTTTTATCTTTGTTAAAGAATAGTAACTTGCCACAATACTCCTCTTTGTTAACGATCCAACGTTCAAAGCCCCAGCCTTTGTCAACGTGTTTCATATCTAGTGAAACTTTGTTTACCATACTGTTTTACCACCATCAATAACCATATTCTCACCAGTCATATAGGTGCTAGCATCCGAGCACAGAAATGCAATCGCACCTTTATATTCATCAATATGGGCCATTCGACCCATTGGGATAATATTAGATAATTTCTTAACAAATTCCTCTGGGTGATCATTGTAGACACCTGTTGGACTTAGGCAATTAACTCTAATGTTTTTATTTGCAAAATATACGGCCAGATATTTTGTCATGCCAATAATAGCCCACTTCGCTGCTGAATATGTAATTGGCTTAACATTTTGCATATCTTCTGCAACGTCTGGCTTTCTATAAATTCTTTGATCTGGGGCGATGACACCAAGGTCAGAGGAGATATTAAGAATTACACCCCTTTGGTCATTCTCTAGCATTTTGTTAGCAGCAACTTGCGAACAAATAAAAGTTCCGTTAACGGCTGCATCAATACCCTCTGACCAATACTCTTGAGACATTGTTTCAAACCTTGAGTCTGGTTTAAGTCCACCGCCCTTTTTAACCTTTGGATCTTTGGCTGCATTGTTAATCAAAATATCAATGGTATCATATTTTGAAAATACTTGTTCAACTTCGCTCTTGTTTGTTACATCCATACGATGAGAAGTAGCTACAAGTTTACCATATTTTTTATTCAACTCTTCTGCTCTGGTAATTGCTCGATCCTCGTGATGATCTGTTATGACCACCTGTGCTCCACATTCAATTAGTGCCTCTGCATGTTTTGGCCCCAGCAATCCACCGCCGCCAGTTATTAGTGCTGTTTTACCAGTCAAATCAAATAAGTCAGGAGTTCGTTGCATGATATATCCTTTCAAAAATATTCTTATGCTGTTTCATAGTCATCAATTCAGAGCCCGTAACACCACGAGCAGTCTGCATAGTGTATAGGTTATTATAGTTTAGGGTTGACAAAGTGTTAAAAATCTCATCAAACGGAGTATCGCCGCTAAGTGGGATAACAGTTTTTGCGTCAAATGTCCTGTCCTTCAAATGAACGTTACTTATCCTGCTGTGTGTTTTTTGGATATAATCCTTATGGTCAATCCTTTCAGAGGTTATGTTTCCTGTATCATAGGTAATCCAAAAATTATTACTTTCCTTAACTATATCTAAAACATTCTCTGCTGTAGTTTCGGCCTCAAACGAGAAATTTAACCCTGGGTATTTGTCAGCATATTTTAGTATTTCTTGTTTAAATGCTTGTCTTCTTTGTGTGTCGTATATGGCACTCTTCTCTAGTAGTGGAACTGTAACCCACATCACTTTATTGTCAATAGCAGCTTTACAGATTGGGTCTAAGTTATCACGCAAAAATCCACTTTGAGTGAATCGATCATCAACAAGATTATCAGCACATAGTGAACTGATAGGAAATCTAGAACAATCCTTAGAGAAGATTGCATTATAACCAAAAGATCTAGTTGTTACAATCCACTCAATGTGGTTCAGTCCTAAGTTTTTTGCCCTATCAAACTCCTCTTCCCAACAAACTGGAAATTCTTGAATACCACCGTCTTCAGGTCTAAGTAATCTTCCTTGTATCATTCCAAGTTTCATCAAATTTCCTCCACTAGTTCTATAAAAGTTCCATCGGGATCTTTACAAAAAACAACCCTTGCAAATCCATCTGGTGAATATTGTGGCTCACTAACAAACTCAACTCCTGTTAACACAAGGTCGTTATATGTTTTTTCTAAATTGTCAACAGTCATAGCAAAATGAGTGCAACCAATATTGGTTAACCTGCCTGGTGTCGGCATCTCCTGGTGATTTTTAAAATGAAGAAGTTCCACCATCCCCCCATCCCTCAAGCTCATTTTAACTGTATTGACCTCGCCATTATCTATAGAGAGTAAACTATCAATGTAAGGGCCAGACTCTATCATATCTTTTTTTATCTCAAACCCCAGACTCTTGTAGAAGGCTATGGACCTCTGCATATCTGTTACAACTATTCCAGTATGTCTAATGTTTAACATGACTAAATGTTCTTATTGATACATTGCTCTATTACATTAAAAGCTTCGTTAATAGCTTCAATGGGTAAAGTTAATGGTGGTCCTAATTTTATTGACTCTCTAAAAGTGCAGACTGGTAGGACTCCATTTTCAATACAATCAGTAACAATTTTGTTCGTTCTTTCTGTTGTATCAAAAACAATACCAGCCACCATACCCCTAGCGTTAACATTAGTAACACAATCATAGTCAAGAAGTTTATGACTTCTCTTTTCAAAAACCTGTATTCTTTTATTAAGTTCCTTTTGAAACTTTTTATCTGTTAAGAATTTTATGTTTGCTAGACAAGCTGCACACCCCAAAGTATTTCCGGCGTGTGTGCCACTTAGATTAGCGTTTAAATCGACATCAATAATTTCTTTTGTTCCAAGTATAGCTGACATAGGAATTGACGAAGATATGCCTTTTCCAAGACAAATAAGATCTGGCTCTATGTTATCACCATAGGTCATGTATCCATATAACTCACCCATCCTATAGAACCCTGATTGAACCTCATCAAAACAAATAAGTGCTCCATTGTCTCTTGCAAACTTATAAAGAGCTTGAATATATTGAGGTGGGTACATCCAGGCGGCCCAGCCTTGATACGTCTCTAGGAAAAATGCTGCGATCTGATCAGCAGGTGGTAGGATATTAGGATCAAACTCAACATCTGGATCTACAGGAAAGTCTATAAACACCACATCATCATCTACCATAGAAGACCATTCTGTTGCATCTTTAGACCCACATATAAAGGCCGACCCGAGAACTCTTCCGTGATAACTACCGTTAAAAGTTATAATATATTTTTTGTTATTCTTTTTTGCCCAAGATTTAACCAGTCGATAGGCTGCATCAGTAGCTTCAGAACCAGTATTAAGAAGTATCGATTTTTCAAAGTGATTAGGAGAAACCTCTAAAAGCTTGTTAACATATTCCTGTCTTATCTCGGTTATATACTGGTAGGCGAATATTAGATCAGAATCAACCTGATCTTTGATAGCTTTTTTAATTTGTGGATTAGCATGACCAGCATTAGTGACAAATATGCCAGAAGTCATATCAATCCATTTGTTGCCATCCTTATCAAAGACATTATAATCGTATGCACGATCCCAAACGACCGGCACTTGGTGTCCGTTTGCTTCGGTCTCTGTAGAGTATCGCTTATCGTGTAATTTGTTTTTCTTTAAACTGTAGCCATTGTTTATGGATCTATGATTTGTTTTTACTTTTTGCTTCATTTAATTTATCCAACAACTTATGACCTCTTGTGGCCAGATGATAATCTATAAGTTCAAACTCATACTCAGTGTCAACCTCCAAAACAAAATCAGTGATTATAGGCAAGACCGTTTCTCCAAACGCATCACCATCTTGAAGTGTAACTCTTTTTACAATGTCTAAATAACCATTTGGTTGGTAGGCTGCTGGAAACACTTGTCTTGGTAAGTTTGTGTAATTTTTTTCTCCTTTGAAGTCTTCAAAAAACCCACAACAATAACCGTTCTTATCAAGTTGAAACATCTTATGAGGAGATTCAGGCAACTTGTGCATTGACCTTACGCCAGTCGAAACAAGTATCTTAGTATGAAAATATCTTTTAATCTCTTCGTCTATGACTTCTGGATCTCTTAGAGGCGTAGTAGGCCTGACATAAGCAATATCAGACCCCCCTAGAGAATCAAAATAATGTTGTATTACTTCCTCATCCCTAGATCGGTCACCAGCTAATTCAGATGGCCTTAAGAACGGAACCTCTGCCCCATACTGTAAGGCCACATTAGCGATTTCTTGATCGTCTGTAGATACAATAACTTTATTGATCATTTTCGATTGCTGGCAAGCAATGATCGAATAAGCTATTAGCGGGTGACCGTGAAGGAGTTTAATATTCTTCTTGGGTAAACCTTTACTGCCGCCCCTTGCAGGTATTAGAGCATCTATTTTACTCACAGAGTATCTACCTTTCGTAGCTTCTCAGCGATAGATACTTCAGTATCCATGACCCTCTTTTCAGGCGAGCCCATACAGGCAATGATATCTCTAACATAATCCATCATTCTTTTAAGTCCAACAACCTCCAAGGACGCAGACTGATCTGATCCATACATCGCCCGATCAAGAGTAATGTGTCTTTCCAAAGATGAGGCACCAACAGCAACAGCAGCACAACTAATAATGATACCTGTTTCGTGGCCACTATATCCAACATTACAGCCGTACCTATTTTGCAGCGTGTGCATCACACGAAGATTTGCATCTTCAAGTTGCATTGGGTAGGTACTGTTACAATGCATAAGCTCAAAAGAGCAGTCATGGCTTTTAAAGATTTCAACTACTTTATCAATTTGCTCAAGTGTGCTCATCCCAGTAGAAATAAAAGTATGCTTCTTTTCGGATGCAATTTCTTCTAGAAGTTCTCTGTGTGTAAGCATAGCCGACGCAACTTTATTGTATTTGCAATTAAACCGACGCATGAAAATTTGACTATCAACATCCCAGGCAGATGCGAACCATTCAATATTTTTTTCTTTACAATATGCATCAATCTGCTCGTAATCAGATTCGGTAAACTCTAGCCCAAGTTTTTGTTCTCTATTTGTTGTCCCCCAGGGACTCTCTCTTGGTTTATCAAGCTCTTCTTTCGTGTAAACCTTATCAATAGTTCTCTTTTGAAATTTTACCGCATTGCATCCTGCTGCTGCGGCCTCATCAATAAGTTGTTTGGCAATATCCAGACTGCCGTTATGGTTAATACCAATTTCTGCAATTACAAAAACACTCATACCAGTAAATCTCCTTTGGTAAATTCATCATACCATGCTTCTTTGTTTAGGTTAATAATTTTTGCACCTTTTAGAGCGGCGCTTTCTCTTAATATTTTCATATCATCAAGTAAGAAATCCTTGTAGACATATCTCCAGTGTCCAATCTGTGCTACATTAGGGATATAGTAGTTCTTATCTTCTGGGTAACCGTCAGCGTAGCCTAAAGAATAATCTAAATCAAGTCCAACAATGTAGATATTTTCAAACCCCATAAGGATAGCCAAAGCAACACAAAAAAGACCAACAGTTTGTCCCACGCCACAATGACGTTCGTGGCCTGAGTATTCTTGGAGTTTCTCCTGCAAAGTAAGACTGCCATCCCTGAGGTGGCAACAATGTCCTGTCTTTGACCATCCGCCAGCTAGACCTGCATGTACCTGCGCACACCACTGGTTGACATTTTCATTCTTAATATCGGGCACTTGCCACATTTGCTTATTGTTGCCATAATATTCAAAATCAAGGTTTTTATTTTCTTCATAATATTTTTTGAAGTTTTTCAAAACCTCAATACAACTGTGCCCCTTGAAATGTTTATTATCATAGGGAAGATATTCAAAGTCAAGATTATCTTCAACAAACGCTGGGTCTGTTAAGTCAGCCGCACGATTATATATCAGAGGCACCTTATAAGTATTAAAAACATCAATGGGGTAATCCCTAATCTTCCAGACATTCTCATTTAGTATAGAATCACGAATATTAAATTCTGTGTTGGATACAACCCAATAGTCGGGCTTTGTGCTAAAATAATCAAACCACTCGTTGACAGAAAACCTGGTTATCTTTTTACTCTTTTGTAGCTCTTGTATCTTTTCGATATACGGCGCTAAACTTGGTCCGTGCAACGCTATAACACAAGACTGTCCTTTGTGTTTATCTACAATATCGTCAAAAGTTAGTTTCATATATCACCAAATAAAATTTTTCTTGTAATAGTCTACAATGGATTGTATCTCATTGTCAAATATTTTTTTAGGCTTCCATCCAAGTTTTCTAATTTTTTCGTCATTTAGACAATACCTTACATCTTGTCCTTTCCTCACATAAGAATAGTCAATATGTTCTTTCCAGTCAACGTCAGTTCCATAAAATGCCTTTATAATCTTTCTAACAGTTTCAGAATTTTGCTGCTCAAAGTCTCCCGAAACGTTGTATATCTCATTTACGACTTCATTGTCAACCAAGGTTAGAACGGCCTCAGCAGTATCATCTGCATGTAACCAATTTCTGATTGGAGTGCCGTCATTATGAAGAGAAATCTTTCTGCCTCTAAGTAAGTTTTTCACACTAAGAGGAATTAATTTTTCAGGGTATTGTCTAATTCCATAATTGTTAGTAGGTCTAACTATCAAATACTGCAAATCATAAGTTCTAGACCAAGCTAACACAAGCATATCGGCTGCGGCTTTCGCTGCTGAGTACGGATTACTTGGATGCAATAAATCATCTTCAGTGTGGTGTCCCTCTAAGATATCACCATAAACCTCATCTGTACTAATGTGAAGAAATATAGGCCTTTTACCACAGTTCTTTGGCTTGAACCTAACGAGATCTAATAGGTTTTTGGTGCCCACAATATTTGTGTTTATGAACTCATCACTATTTATTATGCTATTCCCAACATGAGATTCGGCGGCAAAATTGACCACATAATCGCAATCACACAAAGAGTTAAGATCTTTTATGTCAGCTTTTAAAAACTTAAAGTTATCATATGTGTTCAACTGCTGTAAAAGAGACTCGTTAGCCGCATATGTAACTTTGTCAATCCCATACACCATCCATCCTCTCTCTAAACATTTAAGGACAAAATATGAAGGAATAAAACCCAAACACCCTGTTACACATAATATTTTCATGTTACCTTTTGCTGAAGAATTCATCCACGACCCCTTCAATATAATTTATCTTCTCATCTGTTACACCAATAAAAGTTCCCAAGAAAAAAGATCCAACTGTTGCCTTATAAGCATTTGGAAAACGTTCTTTAATATTATCATATCTCTTAGCGTAATCCACATAAGCAGGATGATATAAACAATTACCAGCAAAATAAGATCTTGTCTGTATCTTATTGGATTCAAGATGCTTAACAAAATCTTCTCTAGTAAAACCACTGTTGTCTTTGACAGTCAATAAAAAACCAAACCAATTAGGGTCAGACTTATCAGTTTTTTCTGGAAGCATAAAATACTCTTCATACTTCGAGAATATTTTCTTTAGTGATTTAAAGTTTCTTCTTCTAGCATCATCCATATCTTGCAATTTATCTAACTGCTTTAATCCTATGGCGGCTTGCATCTCTAATGGCTTAAGATTGAAACCTATCTCATCAAAAACATACCTATGATCATAGTTTATTCTCTCTTTACCATCTTTAAGCCAAGGCCTAAACCTGTTCCCGCAAGCCGTGCCTGCCGTAACATCTCCTGGTTTTTGCTCGTTACAATAACAAGCCCTGCCCCAATCTCTGAAACTAGCTAAGACTCTCCTTAGCCGAGGATCGTCAGTCGCTACAAACCCTCCTTCACCCATAGTCATATGATGTGCGGGATAAAAAGAACAAGTTGACATCAATCCAAATGATCCTAATTTCTTTCCATCATAAAAGGAACCCATAGCATCACAAGAATCCTCTAAAAAAATTAAATTGTATTTATCAACTAAATGCATTAACCTGTCCATATCAGGAGGGTTTCCTAAAACGTGAGCAAATATAATACCCCTGATACTACTATCTTTCTTCAAAGCATCTTCAACCTGGTCTAGGTTGAGATTCAAAGAAGGCAAGTCAACGTCTACAAATACTGGCTCGAATCCTGTTTGTATAATCGGGTTTAGAGTTGTAGGGAAACAAACCACTGGGGTTATAAACTTACTACCCTTAGGTAAATGAAACTTTTTCATAAAGCTTTTTTTGCTAGTCAAAGCTTGGGTCATAATAAGGTTTGCTGAACTTCCAGAATTTGTCAGCATCCCAAAATTCTTGCCTAAAAACATTGGGAAAGTTTCTTCAAACTCTCTCGCTTTTTTACCAAAAACAAGCCAACCATCAAGAATAGCTGATACAGCTTCTCTAAATTCTACGGAACTAAAATTAGGCCCTGAGTAATTTACCCAATCTCCTGGAGTCCACGATTTACGAAGCAAGTTCTCTTCTGCGTACTCTTCTACAAGAGACAATATTTTTTCTAGCTTTTTGTCCTTCATTTACAAACCTCATTTAAACCCTGGATAAATCCAACAAAAATATCCCTTGGAAACGTTTTATTAAAAGTTTTTGAACTACCTGTATAGTTTTTTACGTCTTCATTTTTTAGGATGAGATTAGGATTATGAGACCCTAATCTATTCTCTACTATATCAGATATTTGCTTTAAGTTAAATTTTTCTGGGTAGGTAAGATTGACATCTCTGGGTAGATCTTGTTTTTTAAAATTGGAAATATAAAAGCCTATAGCTCGACAAACGTCTTGGTCATAAAAAAAGTCCATCTCTTTTTTAGCATCAATGGTAACTTCTGTATTTTTTTCAATACCAGATTTTAATACCTTGATTAATCTATTTTCCTCTTCGTTTTTACCAAAACAGCCAAACAGCCTAAAGTTGTAAAGATGTTCATTTAGTTCTACTATCTTTCTTGAGATTACATTCTTAGAACGGCCATAATAATCTGATGGCAGTTGGTCATAGATTCTTGATTCTTCGAAGTTTGATATATCTCTTGCCCTATCAAACTCAGCACCCGAACCAAAATTTATCAAAATTGAATACTGGTCTTTGTTATTAAGAAGATTGTTAAACATCTTGAGGTTTGTAACATAATCTTCTGGGTTATCTTTGTGATTTCTTCTGCCACCTTTAACCGCAGTGTGTAAAACTATATCGACACTATGGTCTTGTAAAAAATTCTTGACCTTGTTTGGGTTCGAGACATCTAGTTCTTGCCTAGTACAAGCTAGGGTATTATAGCCCTTAGAAGAAAAATATCTGTTTAATGATTTCCCCAGGAAACCATTAGCACCTGTAATGAGAATCGTATTCATCTGCTAAGGTTCATATAGTTTGGTCTACCATCAAAAAGGTAGTCATCAATATTTTGTTCAAGAGATTCTTCGTCAGATGGCCAGATAGATTTTATGTTAGAAAAATTAGACATTACTTTACTATCATCCTCTGCCCAATGAGAGAAGCCCAAGTAACCATAGTCTTTTTCTCTGCCACCTCCAAGTAATTTAACAGGTATCTTTTCATGGTCAATGTAGTTCCTGATGAACTCATACGGACGATATAAAACAAAAGGAGTTATTGAGTACACAACGGGTATGATACCAGAGGTAGCCATTCCGCAAGCAGCGCCGACCATTAGTTGTTCAGAAGAACCAAAATTATGAAACCTATTTGGGAAGTCTATTTTTATTCTGTCCCAAAGTCCATAACCAAGATCACCTGTCAACAAGTGTATCTCGTTGTGTTCTGCCATTTTTGTATGCAATAAGTTACTAAACTTTTTTCTCATCTAATTCCCTAAGTGCCAGCTTATAATCATCCTGATTCATTATGTGGTAGTGGGCATTCAATCCTTTTAAAAAGGAGAACTCATTAACCTTGCTGTATCTTATATTGATACTTGGTAAGAAACACTGAAGACGTTCTACAAGGTATCCTGTATCAACAGAATCGTAGGCCGCAAAACCATTAACACATACATAGACTTGTATGTTTTTTACATTGTTCTCGTAGATAAACTTTAGACTTTCCCATATAGATCCTTCTGCACATTCGCCGTCGCTTATTAAACAATGGACTGTTATGTTTTTATTTGCAAGAGCTTTACCCACTGCAAATGTCAACCCCATACCTAAGCTACCTGTCGAACAGTACACCCCATCACTTTCTTTTCTATGTGGGTGACCCCCGTGCCTATCAAATAAATCTGCTGCGTTTTTTCCTTCGTATTTTTCTAAAGCAACATACTGCGCCAAAGAAGCATGCCCACAGGACAATATAAAAATATCATCTTTATTTTTATTGCGATATATTTCATCAACAATAGGGAGACAAGAAAAATAACTACCCAAATGAGATAACTTATTTTTGTAGGCTATCTCAACAATCCTTTTCTTCAGTTGAATCAAAGGCCCCACTTAGACCTCCACTTATTCTGTAGCATAAAATCATAGTTTACGGGTTGTCTTTGCATACCCCAAGTAGCTTGCTTCTCGTGCCATCGATAATAATAACCAAGCCACTCATTATTAGGATGAATGTAGATATCATTATCTAATAGGTTGAAATATAGTTCATAATCAGAGGCACCTAAATAATTTTCAGAGTCCCACTTGACCAACCCTTGTTTGTATAATTTTCTTGAATAAACAACAGATGGTGTTGCAACAACACATCTTTCTAGCATCTTGTTTTTTAGATCATCTATGTCATCATAACTATTTGTTAAATCACCACCCTGTTCAATACCTTTTTTATTGACACATTTTAAAGCGCTCTGAAAGCAATCTATATCCTTATCGGACTCTTCGATATATTTAACAATATTAGAAACATAGTTTGGAGCTAAGTAATCATCAGCCCCAAGTATAGTGACATAATCACCTGTAAATATTTCTAATGCCTTTTCTACTGGTTCTTGCCACGAAAAAGGATATATATTTGCAACGGTGTCTAAGTGAAAATTTTGATGTTCTTCATAAATGCTTTCAACTATCTCTAGACTATCATCACCGCTATCATTATCAATAACTATAACTTCGCAGTTCTCATAGTCTTGATTCAAAGCCGATGTGACACACTGTTCAATATAATCCTCTGCGTTATAACAAGGTATGATTATTGTAAACTTAGGTTTCATATAAGGCCTCCTCAACTCTTAGACGAATCTGGTGCTTCTTAGTCGCCATATATTCTATCAGTTCTTCGCCTTTTAGTTTAAACCACTCTTCGCTTGATGCGCCTATTTTTTTATTTGTTATGACTTTCATTCCAGCCATACGACATTCAACAGCAACTCGACATAAAGTTTCCAATGTTTGTGGTAAGAATATAAAAGTGTTATTTTCAGAGATCTTCTCTAGGAACTCTTTGTATGGCATAAAACCGACCAAATCAAAAGGAATATTTTTTCTGGTACAATAGGCCACTGTTAAAGGTGTGTTTTTAATTGGATTTGAAGAATCCCATATAGAATATCGATCTGCCTTATCTTTCTTTGACATCTTGCGCAACAATTCTAGAGTTGTGTCATCCCACAAGTTACCACCAACTGATACTATATTATCAAGTTTTAAATTTTTCTGTACAACACTCCTGTGAAGTTCTGATTGGCAAAAAACTGTTTTTGCTGCTGCATAAAATTCTTTGTTTATAACTTGATCTTCTGGGGCCTCATAATTATCATAAACAGATGGGTCTCTAGAAGTTAGATATTTGTGATCGTGTTCGTATATAACATAATCACAATTCTTGATTAGGACTTTCTTAGCTTGCTCATTGATTCCTAGAAAGTTACCAATGATAAATTTGTGTTCTTTATTTTCAAGCAAGAAATCTTCTGTCACTTGTGTAGAAAAGACTTGCTCTACTTCTTTACCCTCTTTCCTTAAAAGGTTCATCAACTCCTGGTTACTAAGTTCTCCACCACCCAGATGCTGCTCAGCAAACACATCTGCGATAAAATTAATCTTACTCATGAACCTCTAATTCTTCAGATAAACTATTGAAGAACCCTTCTAGCTCAACAAAGTCTTGAGGACAAACTTTTAAAACCTGATCTACAACATACTCAAGCATCTTTTCGTGGTTAAGTTTTTGTTTAAGAGACTTTTGAAGATCCTCTGCAACTTTCTTCTTTGATCGGTAAGCGTTCTTAACACTTCTCAGAGCTTTTTTGAAAGACTTTTCATCCGGATAGCACCATTCTGTTTCAGCGTTGAGAACAGTATTCCAAACAGCTTCTTGTTGTATAGGCCCTAAAGTGTATTTAACTTTTGTGAACATTGGTGTTCTTTTTGATTTGCCAGATTTTTCATTCTTAACATTATCATACAAAAAGTCAACCTGTCCAGACCAGGCTGGAGCCACAACCGGCATTCCATTGCACGCTGCCTCAAAAATTGGTAACCCAAACCCCTCGCCGTGAGTGGCTGTAATATAGGCATGTATATCTGGGTGTGTAAAGATAGAATTCATTTCATCGTCTCTCATTGATCCATGAACCAAATAAACTTTGCACTTTCTGTGTGGGACACTGTGAATAGCTGCCGCTAACTGAACGACCATCTTTTGTCGGTCGATATGACTATTATTCATATGGTGAGCTTTAACCACCAAACCAACATCTTCATCATCCTTGAATTCTTGTACAAACCAATGAATAGTATTCATTAAGTTTTTTCTTGGACCTAATTGAGCGGACGTGAAAAAATTGAACTTAGTTTCAAGCTTTACTTTTTCATGCACAGTCTTATCTTCTTCAAATTCTCTAAAAGGATAGGAAATAACTTCGACTGGTTTTTGCATCACAATATTATATGTTTTCCCGTCTTCAGCTTGTACAGAATATTTCGGTGTTACCAAAGATTTTTTTGCGTGCTCAGAAGTTACAAAAACCATATCCATAAAGTTAGCTTTGTTAATCCACTCAGGGGAGGCTGCGGTGGTTTCAACAGCGGCTGTAACACCAATATTTTTTGTGGCCAGATTCTCAAATTCACTAGGAATCAAAACTTGTAACGAGACATCGAATGTCCCTTTAAAGTGGTGTAACTTTTCAATATACTTTTCTACACCGTCGGTTTCTTTGCCAGACAACACCCAACTGGACTGTCCCCAACCAGTAGGGTACACATACAAATCAAAAATATCTGGACGTGAAGATAGTGCCCTATACATATACCTTGTGTGTTCGCCGTAACCACTGCGACTTAGAATTGGACCCTTTAAAACTACTTTAATCATAATTCAATACACTCCCACGCTTGATAATTTTTTCTGTTACCCCAGGATCCGTTCTCCTCATGAACCCTAAGCATTATGTCTACCCACTGTTTGTTAAACTTTTCAAAGCTGTAATTATTACGAACATATTCTGCTCCTAAAATGCCAAGCTTATCCCGTTCCTCTTTGGATAGGTCAAACATTTTTTTCAGGGCGGCCACGAAAACCTCTTCGTTAATTCTATCTTCAAAGATATATGGTACTTGTTGTGAACCAATCACTGCCCTAGAGGTTGGCTCAATTCCAACCCCAAATTCAATCTCGCCATCTGTTACCTGCTCTTGTAGTCCACCAGTTTTAGTAAGTACAACCGGAGTGCCGCACGATAATGACTCTAAAGTCGCAAGCCCAAAACCCTCTGCATCAGCAATATTAATTGTGATGTCTGCTAAGTTATAATAGACAGCTAAGTGATCCGGGCTTACCTTATCTTTTGAAAAGGTTATTTGTCCCGAAGTAAGCCCTAATTCATGGGCTAAGAATTCTAAAGGTTGTCCATTTACATCCACAGTATCAGTGTGCATTATAAGAGTTGCCTTGTCGTGACCAACTACATCACAAAAAGCTTTCCACCACCAAACAACTGATCCACTCATCTTTCTTCTGGCATTTCTATTATTCCAAAAGGCAACGAACTTTCCTTCAAGATTATTATCTTTTCTTATTTTATTCAAAGTAGAAATTTCTGTAGGCGTTGTGTGCTTCCGAAAAACAATAGGATTCACAGCGTGAGGCACATATTCCTCTACCACTTCCGGTGCAACTTTTTGAACGATGTCTGAAGTTACCTTTGATATTGTAGCAATAAAATCATTAGACAAATAAAATGGCTTGTTATATTTAGGAAGTGGATAATTATCCCAAACGTGATAATACACCATTGGGACAACGGCCCTAATCTCATCTTCAAAAGACCACAACCATTCATAAAATCTAGGATCTGTCATAAACCACAGAATATCTGGCTTGTGACTAGTAATAGTATTTCTGATAATCTCTTGGTTGCCGTACCCATCAACTGGATGAATAATCCAATCATCTCCATACTCTTCTGTTCTGGTAGGTTCATAACTAGGGTGCTTAATAGCACCACCCAAGGAAATTACCTGAAATTTACCAGTGCTAAGAAGTGCCTGGATAACATATTTTGTTTGTGTTCCAACTCCAGATGGTAATAGTGGATGATCACTAATTGTTAGAACCTTTATTTTCTTCTCGGACAAAATTTTACCTCCTATGTGCAATATTCCGTCTGGTAAAACTCGCAAATGCCGAAACGGTCTTTACAGTTTGTACAAGCAGTACGGTTCTTGATATAATTCTGTTTGTTAATATTATGCAACGCTTTTGTTAAGGCGTTAAGTGCATCTGTTGTTCTTTTTTTCGCTGCGGTCACTCGCACAAACTCGGCCTTCTTGCCTGGCTTTGCAGTGCGCTTTAGTAATACAAAGTGACAATCCACATCTTTTGGGTCAACTTCATATTTGCGAGCATAAAAATGTTTATAAAATACAAGCTGATAAGCCATAATCTTATCGCTTTTCTTTTCACGACGCCAGCCCCAGGAGCAGGTCTTCCAATCAATTAGGTGAACTTTCTCATCCCTCTTGGAATAGACCACAAGGTCGATAAAACCTTTGAAGTTTTTTTCAACTTCCGTAAATTCAGTAATGGGCACATAAAGCTGCTCTTCTGCCCTGAGAACTTCCCAGTCTTCACCGAGCTTACCGAACTTGTCTACTAGACAGCGATAAAGGTCAGGAATAATATCGAGACCATTTACAAGCCACTCTTTGAGTTTGAAATTGGCTTTGGCATCGTGCTGCGCTGCTTCAGGTAGAGCCTTCAGTTCTTTCAGGAACTGGTCTTTAACTAACGCCTCGATGGCACCAGCATCTCTGTATTTTTCGGGAGAGGTCAAAGTATATTCACAAACAGTATGAATAGCCTTCCCAAAAGCAGTATAAATATTGCCCTCAAACTGAGCAACTTTATCAATGTAAGTAAGTTTATGATAGTGTGGACAAATGTGCCAGTTCCGCCACTCGGAATAGGAAATATGTTTTCCGGCCAATGTAACCTTCTTTCTTACTATTTTAGCTTGTTATTTAAGAGATCAATTTTCTTATACAATTCAGGACTAAGATTAAAGAGCAAATCTTTATCCTCTGTATTTAAATAGTATGCCTCAAAACCAGTGGCAAAATATTCTCTAACTGAGACCGATGCGTATGGCCTAACAAATATTCCACTAGTTGTCATTTTCAACATTCTCTGTCCAACACGGTTGTACAAGAATTTGTCTAAATCGTCAGAGAATTTTATCTGTGTAAAATCGTAGTCAGAGGTCCAATAGCCTTCGCTACGCAATTCAAACTCTAATTGTTTTCTCTTTTTGACAAACTCTCTTTGAACCAAACCATCACCGTATATTTCCTCAGGGAACTTTTCTTCTACATGGTGAGCTATTTCGTGAACAATATCGTCCAGAAGGTCTGGTGCATCATCTTGTTGATTTGTAATAAAAAGGGTGTCGTCTCTATAGATAGCGTTAATACCACGATCTCTAAATTCTTGGCGGTCGCCGATAACTATCTTCTCAAGATCTGAATAACAAACCCTGGGTATGCGATCTTCTATTGCTCTCAAAACAGTCTTAATATTAATATCACTAGGAAGATCCTCATCAAAAATAACATCAACTCCTTTAAAGTTGAAATCTTTGTATGATTCATTTAATCTTTGTTTGATGTAATCTCTCACAGTATCTCCGAAGCTAGTGTAGCTAATTTGGATCTCTCTCCCTTTAACAGAGAGACATGTCCTGAAATATCATATTGTTTAAATTTCTCAACAGCATAGGTAAGTCCGTTGGAAACAGCATCAACATATGAGTTATCAATCTGCTGAACATCGCCAGTCAAAATTAATTTTGTACCGTGTCCAACTCTTGTTATTATAGTCTTAAGTTCGTGAGGAGTTAAGTTTTGTGCTTCATCAACTATCATAAAAGCATTAGCTATTGATCGTCCTCGAATATATGTCATAGCTTCAATTTCGATTACGCCCTGATCTAAGTGCATATCTAAAGCAGCCCGATCACCAAACAAATGTTCCAAATTATCTCTAATTGGCGCTATCCAAGGCATCATTTTCTCCTCAAGGGTTCCTGGTAAAAATCCTATATCTCTACCCATAGGTTGCACGGGCCTGGTGATAATCAACTTATCATACCCTCCTTGAGATTTTGTACTACTTAACACTTGTTCTAACCCACAAGCAGTGGCTATTAATGTTTTACCAGTTCCTGCTTGACCTGTCAAGGAAACAATGTCAATTTCTTTGTCAAAAAGAAGATCCATGGCAAATTGTTGCTCTTTGTTTCTGGCGGACAAACCCCATATATCCTTATAGGTAAAGACTCTCTTGAGGGGTAAATCCTGCCCAAGATACCTAGCTATGGCAGATTTATTATTAGCGTCTTTCATAACCAGAAAGTGATTTGGATAAAGCCTCTTGGTTACTTCTTCAGTTAGAAATATATCTTCGTTTGCATAGAATTTATCAATACAATCGTCCTCTACTTCTATTGTTTCTGAACCATCATATAATTTTTCTACAGACCTAATAATTTTCTGTGGCTGATAATCGTGACACTCTAAACCAAAAGCATCGCACTTAACTCTCATATTCAAATCACGAGAGATGACAGCTACATCTCGGCCCTCTAATTTTATCTTGAGGGCTATAGCTATGATTTTATTATCGCTATCGTCGAGCGCCATTCCTGCTGGCATATACCTTGGATCATATTGGGCTGCAAACACTTTACCCTTGCCTCTACCAAGATTAACGCCCTCAAACAAACTTCCTTTTCTTCGTAAGCTATCCAAAATTCTGTTCATCATTCTAGCATTATAACCGGCAGTATCTTGACGGTGTTTGTGTTTGTCAATCTCA